TTGCCCCAACTCACCGAGGTAAAGATCAAATCTATCAAGCCTTCCGGCAAGATAGAACGCTTCCACGACAGCCAGGGCCTATACCTGGAACTCAGCGTCGCCGGGGGCAAATACTGGCGCTGGAAGTACCGGTTCGATGGAAAGGAAAAACGGATGTCCTTCGGGGCCTGGCCCGACGTTTCGCTTCGTGACGCGCGCGAAACGCGCGATGCCTGCCGTAAGGCCCTCAAGGACGGATTCGATCCCGGCACAGAGAAGAAGCAGGCCAGGACAACTACCGGAGGCGGGGCTCAAACCTTCAAGGCCGTGGCTGAGGAATGGGTCAAGAATCAGCGCAACGTGTGGGCAGAAAATCACGCCAAGACCGTCGAAGAGCGCCTGACGGCTAACGTCTACCCGTTCATTGGGGACGCGCCCATAGCCGCCCTCACCCCCCAAGACATACTCCCACTGCTCCGCCGGATCGAAGAGCGACGGGCATTCGAGGTCGCAAAGAGGGTGCTCGGGATTTGCTCCCTGGTCTTTCGGTATGGCGTCGCCATCGGCGTAGTCAAATCGGACCCCTGCCGCGACCTGCGGGGTGCGCTGGTGCCCCGCCAGAAGGGCCAATTTGCGGCTTTGACGAAGTCCCATGATGTTGGCGTGCTTATGCTGGCCATCGACGACTACAAGGGGTCAGGTGTTGTCCGGGCCGCGCTCAAGTTCTCGGCGCTGACGTTTTGCAGGCCAGGGGAGATTCGGAAGGCTGAGTGGGTGGAGATAGATTTTGAAAGGCAGGAATGGACGATACCGGCCGCCAAGATGAAGGTCCGCGTTGAGCATCGAGTGCCGCTTTCTTGGCAGGCCATCGAAGTCCTTAAGGGGCTTTATCCTCTCACCGGATCGGGGAAGTATCTGTTCCCAGGTCCTCGAGGAGTAGGCAAGCCCCTTTCAGAAAATGCCATCAACACGGCTATCCGCATCATGGGGTATGGGAAGGAGCAGATGACGGCGCATGGGTTTCGAGCCATGGCCTCATCTTTGCTGAATGAGATTGGACACAGAGGCGATGTGATCGAAGCGCAGCTTGCCCACAAAGGGGCAGACAAAATCAGGGCGATTTACAACCGAGCGCAGTACATGGAAGAGCGAAGGCAACTTATGCAGGCATGGGCAGACTATCTTGACCGGCTGCGGGAGTCGGCGGCATCGGCGTGTCCGGCAAGCCTTTGACGACCCCTCGGATATCTCCCAAGCGCCATACCGGGGTGCATCCTATGTACCGAGGCCTCGGAATAACTCCGTTTTTAATGTGCCTGTAGAAGGTTGATACTGGCATATTCCCGAGCATGACGCGGGCTTCTCTTGATCGCAACAGCCTGTCATCGTCGTTCATCAGCTCTTGTTCGATCATTCCGCTTTCTCCTCTGCGTTTAGAATCCCGCCCTGCACCTCATGCGGATAATCCACCCGCCAAATCCTCAGCCGGCCTTTGCACGGCCAGAACGGCAGCGGCCGGGCGTCGGTCAGAACCCAATGCCAGTGGTCGGCCATGGCCCAGGGTGACGGGTGGTTTTGGACGCAATCCACGACGGTGACGACGCCGACGATGCCGCCGCATTGAGCCTTGAGGTTATCGACCCCAAATCCGACAGGAACTTTGAGAGCCTTGATGGCATCCATGGACGTCGCGATGAAAGCCCAGGCGAGGTCGCGGGCCATCTCCTCTCGGCGGGACCATTTGCTTGCATGGATCAGGACCGGCCCCCGGTGCTTCGTCGGCCAGGACCGGTTTTCGATGTCTTTGCCAAGGTTCAAAATGGCCCAGGCCCAGGGCTGGCGGATGGATATGACAGGCATGGTGGTCATGCGTCGCTACCTCCAGGCCTGTCATAGTCCGCAAACCATCCGAGCCCGAACGGGTACCAATGCGGGCAGGCGTGCCAAAGCCAAGGCGACCACAGCGAGAACCACGTGACCCGGCATGTGCGCTTGCCGCCCGGCTTTGAGAAAAATTCGCAGGTCGCGCAGCGCACGCCCTCGTTGACGCGGTACGGCAGCATTCGGCCAGTTCCACCGCAGACATTGCAGTCGCAGGCAAACGTGCCGTAGCCAAGCCGTCCGGTTCCCTCACACCATGGACAGATGCCGCGCGCCATGTCCCTGGCGGCGGTCAGGCGCTCTTCTCTGGGGTAGTGCGCCATCACCACACCCCCGTGCATCGCTGAAAGTCCCCGCCCCGCTCTGCTCCGGCGTCGATCACCTCGAACGCCCGGCCCTCGGGGTCGAAAATTTCGTACAACTCCTGTAGCCCGCCGGCGATGTCGGCCCACGTGATCCGGCTATCCACCGGGGCCACGGGCAACTCCTCGCGCAAATCCTCGATCCAGCGCATGGCCGACGTGATGAAATCTCGCAGGTCTACACGCTCCGGGTACTGCGCCCCGACCTCGCGCATGAGGGCATGCAGGGCCTGTTCACGCTGGCGCTGTGCCTTGGCGTCGAGTACCCATTGGCCGCGCTCATTGCGGCGATTGCCTACCATGGCGAAATCCACGGCTTGATCAGCCAGGCGGTCAAGGCGGTGGCAGGTGCGGATTGCCTCAGGCGTGGCGTCCGGCCCCATGGCCGCAGCGGTGACGCCACGTATCAGGCCCGTGCCGAGGATCTGGCGGCGGACGGCTTTGCTCATGTTGCCCATGCCTACCTCTTCCCGCAAAACGGGCATACCCTGGTCCGAATAATGGTGTCACAGCCCATGCACTTGTGCGGCCCGACGTTCCCACCATGGGGACCGCCGCCCATCTTGACACTGTTGATGCGGGCGAAGTCCTTGCGCTTGGGTGGCTTCTTGGTGGGGTCTTTCATGGCCGTGCTCCATTTTCTCTTTTCGAAAGCGTTTTGCGGAACGCACTATTCCGTCGCTTGTCGGCAATACAGAGGACCGCGAACGCTACCGCCAGAGCGGCCAGCAGGACAAATGCAACGACCAACGCTGCGTCCGCAATGCCGGTCAATGCCAACTTTCCGGCCTCTATTGCTTCAGGCGAAACGGAAACGGGTTTGTCGCCTACCGTGAAAAGTTCCACGCTATCCATCCTCCCCAATAAAAAAGCCGACCACTGGCCGGCTGGTTGCGTGTCCCCATCCCAATCCCGGCCATGTCCCGCGACACGGCCGGTCAGGGGCGGGGCTAGATCAGCCCTCTGTCTTCGGCCAGCCACTCGGGCATGGCGATGGTGATAAGGTCACCCCGGGCGGCGTCCTCGGACCATTCGATTTGGCTTTGGGGCAAGCTGATTTCCTTGCCATCACATTCGACGATGACGGCCGCCCCGGTTTCGTGGCGGAACTCCAGGTCTTCGACCTCGACCATGTCGTTGCGTCCCATGGCTACGCCGCCTTCTTCGTCCGGCCGCCGGCCAGCTTGATTTTGACCGTGTTTTCGCCGGTCCCCATCGTGAACTCGCGGATGCCGTTGTCGATCAGCATTTCACGCAGCGCTGCCCCCTTGGCCTCGCCACACATCTCGATCAGGGGATCCGGTTAGGGCTCCTGCAGCTTGAGCTGGAACGCCTGGGCCGACTCGCGCCGGGTGACGACGGTGCCGTCCGTGGCCAGGGTCAGCTTGCCTCCGGTGGTCTGTGCCGGCGTCTCGGGTGAGACTTCGGCCGAGACGATCATGGAATCGAAGTCGGCGGGATCGGACGAGCAGGTCAGGACCGCTTTAACCTTGCCCTTGTATTTGGAAATGAACCGGGATCGCATGTCATAGGCCACGGTCTGGAGCGCCTCGGCGATGGCCCGGACGGTCTGGCCCCTGTCGATCTCGATGAGCATGAGCAGGTTTTTCGCCGTGCAATGCGGGTCCGGCGGCAGGTTGGCCCGCTTGAGTTCGTCCAGCAGCTCGCCCATCTCGTCGGCGTAGGCCGTGACCTCGGCGGTCAACTCGGCGTTTCGGACCAGGAGGTCGTCCAGCACCCGGGCGCGGTCGGCGCGGTCCATGACGGACTCATGCCAGTGGGCCAGGGCTACGTCTTGCTCGTAGGGAATCTCGGTGATGACGCCGGCGGCGAAGGTGGCCAGGGACAGATCCGGGGGATCGGTTTCGGCTTGGCTGTCTTTGGGCGCCGCAGTCTCATCGGCCGGGGCCGGGTTGGCTGCGACTGCCGGGCCATCCGCCGGCTTGCGGGGTTTAGCCCTGGGCGGCTGGTTGGACGGGGGCAGGGTTTGGGACATTTCGTCGGGGGTGATGGGGGTCACGTTGGGCACGGGAAAGCTCCTTCTACATGTTCGCCAATTCGGCGCGGATGTTGTCGTCGATGTCTTGGCAGTGGGCCTTCGCCCGTTCCAGAGATGCGAAGACGTCTTTATCTGTTGCGATCGTAAGTTCTTCGTCGGTTCCCTGGATTGAAAACATGATGCTATCATCCTGCAAAACTGGCTTGATACGGTAATAGAATGTCGTTCCATCCTCGTCTTGGAATAGCCCTTGTGCGACGTGGATAGTGTTGTCGTGGTCGTCGTATTCCTCAGTCCATTCGAGCATGGGGACGCTCCTTTCTGGCCGTTTCGATCTTCCGCAACTGCCTTCTCGCCCGCTCCTGGCTCATCCAGGGCGCGGCCGACTCCACCAACGCCTTCACGCGGCGGCGCGCGCGGGCGACTTGGACGGTGCGCTTTTGCTCGTGCATTTCCTGTCCTCCTTGCGTTCGGCGGCGTGTTCGGCCCTGGCCCGGGCGATGATGTCTGAGAATCGAGCCAGGGCCTCGGGGATGGTGATGGGTTTGGGCTTGGGCATCAGACGACCACCGCCGGCAGGTTGTAGCCATCGAGGCAAGCTCTCATGTGTTCTCGGGCCCTTGCGACGCATTCCCGGAAATACGGCTCGAAGCCCGGGGCATCGATCAGGGCGGCCGCCATGACTTGCAGACCGTCGATAATCTCCAGGGGGTATCCTTCGAAAACAAGAGTGCGGGCCAGGTCGTGCGCCAAGTCAAAAACATCGCAATCGTGCATATCCATCACTCCCCGCCCCCCTCACCCATGGCTTCGCCCACAAACCGGCTCACCGGGCTCTCGTAAACGCGCACCGTTTCGTCAGGACCCGCCTTCTCGGATCGTTCCGGCCGCACGGCTAGGGTCAGGCAGTCCCGTGCGCGGGTGATGGCCACGTAAGCCAGCCGGCGTTCCTCCTCGATGTCGCCAGCGTCCACGGCGCGCTTGCTCGGCAGGATGGTCTCGTTGCAGCCGGCAAGGATCACGTAGGGCCATTCCAACCCCTTGGCCCCGTGGATGGTGGCCAGGGTGACGACGCCGGGGCCGTCAGGGTCGGCTTCGGGAATCTCGTCCTGCACGTCATAGGTGGAGAGCCATTCGAGATAGGCGGAGACCGTGCGCTCATGCTTGGGGAGGTCATCGCAGTATGCGGAGATGAAATCCGCAATTTCCACGTGCGGGCTCATCCTTTGGAGCACATCACAGTCAGATGATGCCCGGTGAACGTCGGACAGGTAGTCGTGCTTCTTGAAGAAGCCCTTCCAATCCCCCATCGCCGAGGCAAGCCATGCTCGGAGGTGGCCCTGATCATCCCGGATAGCCCGGGCCCGGACAGCGGCATATTCGTCATCCGAGACGCCCAGGGCCTCCCGGATCAGCATGAACGCGAAGTTGTCGTAGGGGTTCACAATCAGCTTCAAGAACGCATGGAACCGCCGAAACTCCTCGGTGTTGGTCAGAGCAGCCTTCTGGCCGACGTAGAGGTACGGCACGCCGGCGGCGTCGAGCTCTTCGGCCACACGCTGGAGAAGGACGTGCTTGCGGGCGAGGACGGCGGTTTCGCGGGGGAGGATGTCAAACATCTCCCCGTCTGGATCTGGCTCGATGCTCAACTTGACGATGCGGGCAATCCTGGCACTGTCCGCCATCGCGAGCGGAGCAACAAACCCTGCGGCTCTCTCGGCCTTCATGGTCTTCGGCAGCCGGGCCGTGTTGTGGCCGATCAGCCGATTCGCGGCCTCCACAATGCCGGCCCCGGATCGGTAGTTCCGCTCCAGGCGCAGGATCTCGAATGTGTGCGCGTTCTCCAGGAGGTATTCCGGGGCCGCGCCCCGCCACGAGTACAAAGACTGGTCCACGTCCCCGACCGCGAACAGCGTTGCCGGCAACCCGGCGGCCATGCTCTCGATCAACCCCCATTGCAGCCGGTCCAGATCCTGGACCTCATCAACCAGCACGTACCGCCAGCCCAGGTAGCCCATGACCTTCGGCAGGAGCAGCATGAAGCCGGTGAGCAGCCCGCCATAGGTCAGGGCGTTGTTCTCGCGGCACCGGGCCATGAAGACGTTGAAGAGGTCGCAGGCCTGGTCGAATTCGGCCGGCTCAATGCCGGTGGAATAGAAGGCGCTGAAAGCCGCATCCACGGTCTTCTTCGGAACCCTCCGGGTCTTCCCCTTGAGGAGGCCCATTTCCTGGGCCACCTGCCGCAGCAAAACGCCTTCCTCCCACTCGCTGTAGACCGTGATGTTGTCCGGCCGCAGGCCGATCAACTCGCCAAACCGGCGAAGCTGCACCAGGGCCAGGGCGTGCATGGTGCCCATGGTCACGCCGTAGGCCCGGTTCCCGATCCGTTTCACCAGCCGTTCGCGCATTTCAGCCGCGGCCTTTCGGGTGAAGGTGACGGCCACGATCTCGAACGGCGAGGCGTGGCACTCCTCGATGAGGTAGGCGATGCGCTCGGTGAGCACGCGGGTCTTGCCGCTGCCGGCCCCGGCCAGGACAAGGGCCCGTGGCGCGTCGGTTGTCACGGCGGCAAGCTGGTCCGGGTCGAGCGCGGCGTGCGCGGCGCAGGATGGGCTAGGCGTTTCCATGTTCGGCTCCCATCTCCACCACGTCCCAGCCGGCCGGGATTTCAGCCGGCGCGTGGCAGGAGTTGACCAGGATCTGCGCCCCGGGGTTGCTGGCGGCCATGTGCTCCAGGGCCTGGGCCAGCCGTTCCGGGTCGAGTTCGGCCGCTTCCAGAACCAGCAGCCGGTGCGGAGCCTTGCCCAGCAGCGCATTCGCCAGGGCTGCGTCGTAGAGGACGCGCTGCCCGCCGCTCAGACCGGCATGCGGGACAACCCGGCCGTCCACCATTTTCTGGCCCAGGAACACAGCGCCGTCGTCTTCGATGCGCAGGACGGCCGCGCCCTCGGGCAGAATCTTACCCATGGCCTCGGCCAGCTCCTCGCAGGTCTTGGCCACGGCCTGGGCCTTCTGGCCCTTCAAGCCCTCAAGCGCCGCTTTAACTTCGACTTGGGCCCTTCGGGCATCGTCGGCCTTGCTACGCTCGGCCTCGGCGGCCTCATCCAGGCCTTTCGCCCGCTGGAACAGGGCCAGTTCGCCGCGCAGGTCGCGCAGGCGTTGCTCCAGGCCGATGACTTGGTTTTCCAGAATGCTGGCGTCGGCGTTCATGCTGCCTCCCGGGGCTGGCCCTGGCTGGCTTTTTTGAGTTCGGATTTTATGACCATGCGGGCGGCGCACATGCTGCAGCCGGCGCGTTCCATGGTGTCGAGGATGCGTTGCAGGACGGCGGTCACGTCGGGCCCAGGTTGCACCGGGGCCTGTGCTTGCTGGAGTGGTTGGGGCAGCGACCGGGGCTGCGCCGAGGTCTGGCTGGTGCGCGCGGGGGCCGCAGTCGCGCCGTACCCTGCCGGGGCTTCCCAGGGCTCTTCTTCCGGGGCCGGGTCGAGGGTGGCGGCCTGGGCCACCGGTGCCGGCTGTTCGGCCTGCCGCGCCGCTGCCTGGGCCTGCTCATCGGCCCGGGCGGCGGCAATGCGTTCCGCCTCCAGGTCGGCCCGAGCCTGCCGCAAGTCGGCGTCGGCCTGCTCGATCTCGTTTTGCTTGTCGGCCAGGGTTCCGGCCGGCAGTTCGATCTTGGACCGCTGGGCCTGGATCGTGGCAACGGCCCGGGTCGCGTCGAGTTCCTGGCGCTCAAGGGCGTTGAGCCGCTTCGTCTGTTGCTCGATCTTTTCCGCAACGCCCCGCACGTCGCCATCCGGCGGGAAGAGCCGGAACAGTTCGTCGATCTTCTTGGGGTCGGACAGCCCCAAGAACACGGACAGATCCACCACGGCCACGCCGGCCAGGGCCCGGGCGAACTCGTCGGGTTTCACCCGCACGCCTCCCACATAGAGCTCCTGGGAGACGGCACCGGTGCGCGAGGAACGGGAGAACCGACGTTCAACCTTCGTCCCCGAATCCAGGACGATCCCAACGCGCAGGTCCGCGCCCTTCCCGGCAAAAGCGTCCATGATGTCGGCGTTGCGTTTTCCCGTTCCCGGCACATAGCCGAGGACGGCGAGTTGCAGGGCCTGGGAGCGGGAGGACTTGCCCACTCCGTTCGGCCCCACCACCAGGGTCAGTCCCCCCAAGGGGGCCTTGACCGTGGCCCCCTTGAAGTTGTGGGCAAAGACTTCGGCGATCATGATTCGCTGCCATCCACGATGGCGCTGGCGATCCGGTAGAGTTCCTGAGCCTGGGCCGGCGTCACGTCCGCATCGGGCGCGATGCCAAGCCGGCGGCGGGCTTCGGCGTCTTCCTCGGGGAAGTTCTCCCGGGTGGCGTGGTAGTTGGCCAGGGCCTTCTGGTCGGCTTCGGACAGCGCGGAAGCGGCCTGGACGGCCGGGGCCGGCTCGGGGGTGGCGGCCGGGACCGGCTGTATCGGGGCGTGGTCAAAGGTGCCGTTCTGGCCGGGGGCCATGTCCAGGGGGGCGGCTTCGGCCTGGGCCGCTTCAGGGGCGTGTTCTTCGTCCTCGGCCCCGATCATGTCGGGCTCTTCGTCCATCCGGTCCACGCCCTTGGCGTACTGGATCGTCATGGGTTTTTCGCCTTCGGTTAGGGCGGCGAAGTTCTGGCCTTCGCCCAAGCCTTCGATGCGGCGCTGAACGTTGGCGTAGGTGGTGGAGTCCCACTTGAGCAGGCTTCCGCCGGTCGGCCGCCAGCAGATGACAGAAAGGTGCCACTGCGGTCCCGGGGCCTTTTGGAGCCCGGAGAGGTGTTTGCAGGCGTTGCGGCGGGCGAAGGTCTGCGCGAAATCCATGGCCTTCTTTTCGCGGTTGACGATCGTTTTATACCAGTCCAGGGCCTCCTTGTGGGACGTGTCCACCCACAGGTTCGTGGACTCGTCAAAGGGGTAATAAGTCCAGGTGCCCTTTTCCTCGGGCTTGCCCATATCGGCCGGCAACAACTTGAAGGCTTGCGGGTTTTTGCTCGCCTTGGCCACAAGGTCGATCAGCCGATAACTCGGCACGTCGTAGGCTGTGGTCCAGTCGGCCACCAGGGGGAGGCCCTTGGACGAAAACCGGAACGCCACGGCCCGGGCGTAGATGTTGAGGATACGCCGGTTGTTCGGGTCGCGGATGACGTGGGGATTGGCCTGCTCCACACCGTCCACGGTGACAGATTTGGGGAAGATGACGCAGGTGCCTGACGCTTCGGCCCACATCTCATAGCCCTGGGCCGACACAACGAAGGGGCCATTGTACACCGGCTGCACCAGCCCACCGTTTTCGGTCGAAAGCGTCAGGCGCTGCTTGAAGGCCTTGATCTCGCCGGCCTTGTCGGCCAGGGCGAAGGCCTCATCCTCGCCTAGGGCCACAATGTCCCGCTTGTGGAGCGCGGAGAGGTAGGTGGACAGGGTCTTGCCCTCGGCGGGCATACAGGCGACGACGGCGCTCAAGGCCACCTGGGCCTGGGTCTGCAAATCGGCGTATGTCATGACAGCTCCTTATTGACTTTGACGGCCGCAGGGCCGTAGGTTTCGGTTGCTTGTTTTTGTTCCCCGCAGGAGTTGCTTTTTGCCGGCCCGGTGTTCCAGCATCGGGCCGGTTGCTTTTTGGCGGTCACGGCACCGTGAGGATTCGAACCGCCAGCACCCTGGCCAGGATCCGCTGCCGCACCGCGGCCTCGGCCTCGATCAGCCTCCGGCGCACCTCGCCGTGGTTTCCGGTCAGTCCGAGCAGATAGAATTCGTAACGTTGCCGCTCATTGTCTTGGGCGAGCGGCGAGACCCCGTAGCGTTGCTCACGGGTTCCGGGGGCCTGCATGAGGACCTCCTGGCGGGCTATTTGTGGGTAGGCAGGGAAGCGGGAGGGGGCGTGGAGGCAATGGCTAGAGGGGCTGTGACCGCCCTTCTGTGCTCTTTGACCTCGGCATCGTGGAGCGCCTCGGCCTGGGCTTCAGGGCTGCAGTCGCGAATCTCGGAGCAGGCGAAATCGGCGGGCACAGGGACGCGGATTTGATCCAGGGATTCCTGGGGCAGTTCCACGCCCACGGCAATCACTCCCTCCCTCGCCTGCTCGGACAGCCATCCGCAGTAGCCTTCATGGTAGTCCCAACAGTGCTTGCACGTACTCATGGCTCCCCCACTTTGCACATACCGTAGGCGCATGCGTCCTGGTTTTGGGAGAAGGTAGGGGCCTGGACCGCTTTAACGAGCATCACAACTACCAGGGCCAAGCCGACGATCAGGCCGGCCCTGGTGATGCTGCGCATTGTGGGGTCATTGTCCTCTGTCATATCCCTCCTGCGCCGCCTGAAGCTCGGCGAGCCCAAGGTTGTCATTGGCATCAGTTTCCAAGGGCACGTCCACAGTCACCCTCGACCCGGCAGGTACGATAAGGATCTTGGACCCGGGCCCAGCCATGGCCCTGGCAGGCGCCAGAAGTTCATCCAAGGTTTTGGCTGGTTCTTGAGTCTGGCCCGTGGTTGCGGTCATCGGCACGGCGGCCATGCCTTCCGTTCCCCGGCTCGTATCCATGGCCAAGTACGGCATGCCCTCGCCGGTCATAATCCAGTCGGGATTGGCCTGCCTGAGTCGGTAAAGCGTGATCAGCCAGGCGTCGGGGATGGATTGGCGTCGTTTGGCGTCGGATATGCTGGACTGACGGATGCCGAGCTGTGCAGCCAGTTCGACCTGCGTGCGGGTGCCGGAGATGGAGAATATGCGAGCCATGGCGGCATCGAAGGACATGGTTACCTCCTGGGGAATGGTCGGACCGCCTGCATGGGGAGGTACAGGCCGCCCGGGTTAGAGTTAGGAGGGTCACAGAGCGATATAGTCGGAGCGAGAAGATTGAAACCTCTGATAATCGGTTCCCACATCAAATGCGCGTTCCGACTTTGCCATGCCCCGATAATTTGATCTAGACCCCGACCCCGGTCGGACGTGGCGAGAGGCCGAAATATTCAGGGCCGAAGCCAGCTCCGCCCCCATTGCCGTAATAAAGAATCGTCGCCGGGGCCTCGCGGCCGTCCATGGCCACCCGTTCCACATGGTCCCGAGCGTCCATCAGGTCCAAGACCCGCAGCACAGCGGATTTCTGCGCCTCCATAGGCTCCTCCTTTTCTCGCGACCTCTTGGGATGGCCTGGGCACGGACCCGAGCCACCCCGGTGGGTTCCAGGGAAAATCCCATCGTCCATCTAGGGGCGAGGCCGTTAAGCCTTGGCCGTCCGCTTCTGCCCAGGCGAAGGGCATCCGTATCTGCGGGACCTTCAGGGTTTTCTCGCCTCCTGGGCCATCCCAAGGGGCCACGATTTCCGGGGCCGCCGCATAGACGGCCCCGATGAAATTTCGTCTCGTCATGCCCCTGGCTAGCCGTTGCCAACGGTTGCGTTGGTTGCTCGCTGCGTAAGGGGCCAAGTTGTCAAAGATCGTCAGCAAAGGCGTTTTCTCGTCTTTCCATTCCGCTCCCTGGCCCCGCTGGTGGTGTGCTTTCCCGCTGCCGCCTGGTGGGCTGTGCCCTACCCTGGCGCGCTTGCGGCTTACTCTTTGGGTCCGTCTGGTCGCGTTCCGGTCTGTCCCGCCGCCCTGCCCCTACTTGCCGGCCCGGGGGCGCGGAGTGTTTGGGTCGTGGTGGCGTTCGTTGAGTGCATAATTGCACAGACAATGCACACGGTCAAGAGATCAGTGCATAATCGATGCAAAGAGAGGGCGCAAAAAAACCCGCCGGGGCGGGTTTGGGCTTGGCTTATGGTGTTTGGGCTATTCGGCCAGGGCGGCCAAGAGGTCTTCGGCGGAACGGAATATGCGGGCGCAGGAGCACTCGATCATGGCGTTGGCCAGGGAATAAGGCGTATCCCCAGCCTGTCGGAAGTCCGTGCGTAGGCCCCAAACGGGCAGGCCTCGGGCATGGGCATAGCCGATCTCCCAGGCCGTGCCGTCGTCCACCTGGGGACCGTCAAGGTTGGCAACAACCTGTGTGGCGGCGTGGATGGCATCGCGGCAGCCTTCAAAGATATGCCGCCGGGCAGCCGGCCCAAGGGAAGTCAGGTGAGCGTCATCAAAAAGATCGCCCGGCCAAGTCACAGAGACGCCAGAAATTTGGCGCAGCCGGTCGCGGAGGGCGGCAAGGTAGGCGCGTTCAGCGTGGGTGAACAAGGGGCCGGCAAGGTAGACATGCATTACTTGATCCACCCGAAGCCCTTCGCCATCATGCCGGCCAATCCCAGAACGGCAAATATCAACGACCCAAAAAGAATGCGGAAATCTAGCTGCATATCTTTTCGGACGTCCTTAATTTCGGTACGAAACTCTCGGATATCCTTTTTGATATCTTCAATATTTGTCTTAATGTTCCCGACATCTGATTCGAGCTTGGCGACTCTGGCTTCCATACCCCCAAAATTATCACCGCCAGAGGGAATGTCAAATCCTGATCCACCCCCTTTATTGCCAGGGAATGGTGTAATATTATTCTTTCTCACTTCTAGCTCTTTCTGATTGTAATCTTTGATCGTCGATGACTTGAGCGATATCTATAATCCTCTTCCCATACACTCTTAGCATATCAGTGTCGTAGACTTCTTTCAACTTTGTTGGATTATAAATCCAAGCTATCCCATAACCTGGTTCTTTGTCGTCACTAAGAAGATAATCCAATTCTTCCAACCCCAAGTCCCATGCTGTTATTCCTCCGCACTCATTGCATGTCGCAGTAAATGCAATTCCGCAAAGCATAGCTTGTACTTGGATACCTGGATAATACCTAGGTATTTCTTGTTTGATAGAAAATTTAAGCATTTCAACGGTAAGCCATTCAGGCATATATGGAAGCCCAACAATAGCAAACATCTTCAGCATAGTTCCACAAGGGCACTTCTTTTTTAGTAAGCGTTCAGGAGGAGAAGAAATAGTTTCTGACATTGGAACCACCTAATCAATCATCCTTCCCATCCAAAGCGCCCGACCGATGATCTCGAAGTCGTCGCCGTCCACGAACTCGCCACCAGACTTGACTTCAACTGGGTGAGCAGGGTCATTGTCGGACACAATTTTCAAATCTCTCTCCGTCCCAATGAGTCTCTTCAAAAACATTTGCTTATCGTGACGGATGTAAAAAACCTTGTTGCTGGCAAACGCCTTCCGCCCTTTGTCGACCAGGACCACGGAGCCATCCGTAACCGTCGGACTCATGGAGTCACCGTAGACATAGATGCAGAACAAATTCTCGGGACGGGCATGAATACTGCTCAGCCAATCGCGACGAAAACTTAGATGCTGTTGGATTTTGTCGCCAAACTCCGTTGATCCGCCGCCCATCGATCCCGTCGCCTCATGAAGAGGAATCTCCAGGTATTCATTGTACCCGGCCGGGCTTTCGGCAACCGCCGGCCCTGAGGCATTTTCAATGCCAGCATCGGGGCAGGCCGCTTCCTGGCAAATCTCTAGGAGCTTTTCAATCCGAGCTGGCGACGGTCTTTGCTCGCCCTTTTTGTAATAATTGACAGCCCTTAACGACCATCCCGTCATGTCGACAAGCTTGTCGGCCGAGCCAGCCTTCTTGATGGCTTTTTCGACCAACTCCATGATTTCTTCTTTGGTTGCCGGGCGCGGTATCATGAACATTCTGTGCACTCCTGGCGTTTTTTTGTCCATGCATTTTTAATGCACTCACCCTTGACTGCGCCATGAGTTTGGCGCACAATCTGTGCTTATGAATGCACAGCAAGTCATGAATCTGGCAGGATGCTCGAAACGGGCCGCGCATTATTTCGTGAGCGGACGGGGGTTTTCAAAGGCCCTTGCTAAGACCCTTGAGGCAAAAACCAGCATCCACCGTCTCTACTGGATGTTCCCCCGGGAATACGACCAGCGCGGGGTTAGCCTCCCCTCCCAGCCCCAGGACGCGGCATGACCCTTCCCGTCGCCCTGTGCCTCCTGGCCGTCTCACTGGCGTCCTTCGCGGCGGTCGGCGGACTCCTGCTGACGATGCGGGGGCGGAGATAGTGCGTAATCTGGCATCACAATCCACTGCTGGACTTGTGGGCGAAGTTCAATGCGTTCGTCTTGTTCCGAACTTTGATGATGCGCTTGATGATTTCCTCTTCGGAAAGATTCTTTTCTTCTGCAATTATTTCAGAAAACTGGATCATGTAGAAGATGAAACTATCCGGCGGGAGCATGAGACATCCTTTTTTTTGGGCCATCGCCATTTCGTAGCTCGTCTTCCAGTAGTCCATACCCGCCTTGAAGCATGTTTCGCGGAGATGCTTTTTGTCCGCATATCGCAGCGTGAACACGGTCCCAACAAGGCCAATCACGCCACCGACTGCCGCACCAATCAACGCATAAACCCCGCTTTCCATACCTGCCTCCAAGGAGTCCATAGTGGAAGAATGTGAATTCTGGTCCTGTGGACTCTGGTGGCTTTCGGCCGGGGCCGCAACAGGTTTCTTCATCGTCATCAGCAGCGCCCTGGCGGCGTATTTGGGCAGTAGGTAGGGCCTGGGGCCATGTCAGTTCTCCATCAACGCCAACCTGTACTGGATCGACCCGGGCCACCGCTCCAACGCCCACTTTTCGGCCTGTCGCTGCAGCTCTGCCATGGGCGTCCCGCAGGTGGCCTTGATGGTACGCCAGTGGATCGCATCGGCCTGGATCACGCGCATGAGCACCAGCATCAGGCCGGGCGTCTCGGGATCACAGCGGGGGAAAACTTCAAGGTTTTGCATGGGGCCACGGTACTTGGCTCCAGATCAATAGCGAGGGACAGATGAACTTCGAAAAACCCCCGGTCCATCCCTGGGAAATGATGGCTGGCTCAAAGCGGGCGCTCGGGCAAACCGCCTTCCAGCAGCTTCTCGGCGTTGGAACGACCCAGGCAAACCGCTACTGCCGGAACCCAAATTTCACGGCCGACTCGGAGAACAGCCCGCTTGTCCGTCTCCGCAACCTCTTTGAGGAGCTTCGTGACATCGGGTCCGTGGATCAGGTCCGGCAGATGGTCAACTACCTCGCCGAAAGCATCGGGGAGCATGTCAGCGCCTGTCCGGTGGCCGAACCGGACAAGAAGACCGTCGCAGATGAATGTCTGGACGATCTCCCTACCTTGGCCCTGGTTCATGAGCTTTGCCGGTCCGGCGAACATCCTCGAGTCGTGCGGGACGCTTTTGACAAGCTGGTGGCAGAGGTGGCCCAGGATCTCACGCTGTATGAGCGCAAATGGCAGGAAGGGAACCAATGATATTCGCCAACTGCCTTCGGGGTTCTGGGGCTCTTAACGAAATCCGGGAAATCCGCCACTTTCATCTCTTCTGTGGCTTGGGTGGCGGTGCCCGGGGATTTAATCGCGGCCGGGCGTCTGTGGGTAACATGCACGCGCGCTTCCGGTGCCTGGGCGGCGTGGACGTGTCGCCGGCGGCCATCGCGGACTTTGAAACCCTGTCCGGTGTCCCTGGAACGGCCATGGATCTCATGGACCGGGAGCAATACCGTGAATTTCATGGCCGCGAACCTGGGCCGGATTGGCGAGAGGCCGGCCCGGACGATATCCGGCGTGCTGCCGGAAACGAGCACCCACACATCCTTTTTCTCTCGGCCCCCTGCAAAGGTTTCTCGGGGCTCCTCTCCGAGTCGAAATCCAAGATTGGGAAGTATCAAGCTCTCAACCGTCTGACACTGCGCGGCATCTGGTTGGCCCTCGAGGCCTATGCCGACGATCCCGTCGAGCTCATCCTCTTCGAGAACGTCCCCCGCATCGCCAGCCGCGGCCGTCACCTCCTGGATCAGATCGGCGCGCTGCTGCGCCATTACGGCTACGCCGTGGCTGAAACGACCCACGACTGCGGCGAACTCGGCGGCCTGGCCCAAAGCCGCAAGCGGTTCCTGTTGGTGGCCCGGCACCGCGAAAAGGTTCCCCCGTTCCTCTATCAGCCCAGCCGCCGCCCGTTGCGGGCTGTGGGCGACGTCCTGGGCCGGATGCCCCTGCCCGGGGCGGCCATCGCCGGGCCCATGCACCGGATGCCGGCGCTGCAGTGGAAAACGTGGGTGAGGCTGGCGTTTGTCGAGGCGGGAAGCGACTGGCGGTCGCTGTCGAAGCTGCGCGTCCAGGACGGGGTGTTGGCGGATTACGGCATCATGCCGGCGCGAGTCTACCAGGACGGCATTCTCGGCGTCCTGCCCTGGGAAGCGACGGCCGGAGCCGTGACCGGCAACGCCGGACCGACCTGCGGCCGGTATTCCGTGGCGGACCCGAGAGCGTTTAATGGCCGACGTGCCACGCTCGGCGTCACCCCATTCGATGCTCCGGCCAACACCGTAGCCGGTCGGAGCCTCCCGACCAATGGCACCTTTGCCGTTGCCGATCCCCGAGGCCCCCGCGAAGTCAGGGGTCACACGCTCGGCGTTCTCCCCTTTGACGCTCCAGCCGGCACCATCACGGCACGGGGGCTGGCAACAACGGGCCGCTTCTCCGTGGCCGATCCCCGATGCGCCCTGGGCCACGAGTACGGCCAGTATGGCGTCCTGCCCTGGACAGAGCCCGTGGGGGCCGTGTCCGGACAAAGCGCGCCGGGCGGCGGCCGGTATTCGGTGGCCGATCCCCGCCAACAGGGCCAAGTCTACGGCAAATACGCCGTGGTGGCCTACGACCAGCCGGCCGGGACCGTCATTGGAGGCAGCACGACGGGACAGGGGGCTTATGCGGTCGCTGATCCGCGTGTCTGGACGGAAGGGAAAAAGGACTACACTGGCGGCGGCCATTACGGCGTCACCGCCTGGGAAGCGTCGAGCGCAGCCGTTGTCGGCCACGCAAAACACGACCGGGGGCATTGGTCCGTAGCCGATCCGCGCCCGGTCTTTTGCGAGGCCGAGGCGCTGCCCTCCCCTGCCGACCGCCTTGTGGCAGTGATCCGCGCCCTCGATGGGACGTGGCACAGACCTTTCACGACCTTGGAATTAGCCGCCCTGCAGGGCCTTGTGGACCCTGAGGAACGCATGGAGCTTGACGGGCTATCGGATCAGGCTTGGCGGGAACGCATCGGCAATGCCGTGCCTCCCCCCGCTGCCCAGGCCATTGCTGGGGTGATGGGCGAGACGCTTTTGCTGGCTTGGTCTGGGGAGCGGTTTTCGATGAGCAGCTCGCCCATTTGGGTGGCTCCGGTTGCGGCGGCGCTGGCTGTGGAGACCATGGAGACACTGTCATGACCAGCGCAGACATCCGGGCAGCCATGCGGGCACGTTTCACCTCGCCCGAGTGGGCGCTTTTCTTCGAGGTCGGCGACGGTACAGGTGCGCATCAACATCGCTGGGCCGACGCCGTGGCCATGAACCTGTGGCCGTCTCGGGGCCTGGCCCTGCATGGATTCGAGATAAAAGTCTCTCGCTCCGACTGGCGGGCCGAACTCAAGAACCCGGCCAAGGCCGAATCGGTATCACAGTATTGCGACCACTGGTGGATCGTGGCCCCAACCGGAGTAGTCCCGAAGGTTGAGCTACCCGACACCTGGGGACTTTTTGAGGTGGACCCGGCCGGAAAGCTCAAACAGGTAGTTGCCGCTCCCAAGCGCGAAGCCATGCCGGCGGGTCGGCCGTTCATGGCTGCGCTCCTGCGCCGTGCCGGGCAGGTGGGCGAAGATGACATCCGCAAAGCTGTCATAGTGGAGACTGACAAGATCAGGGACCAGCACAAGAAGGAGGTGGATCGGGAGGTTGTTCGGAGGATGGAGCGATACGACCGCGTGGTAGAGCGGGCAAATGAAATTAAGGACTTGTGTGGCATCGACATGAAAGGATGGACGCCAACCGAGGAGATCGCCGCCGCCATCAAATTTGTTCTGACCGTCGGAGTTGTTGACACCTTCGGCGGCGTGGGCCGCATCCGGGACAATCTGCGCCGGGCATTGGAGCAAATGGACCAGGCCGTGGAAGAAGCACAGGGGCAGCGTGCGGCTGTTGAGAAGATGAGGTCGGCGTCATGACCGGTCCGGCCCGTCAGTATGCCCTCCTGCCCCTGGACTACGTCATCCAGGAGACGATTGACTTCCTGCGACAGCATGAGCCGCCGGAGGGGTATTTTGTGGGGGATTCTGGTGGCAAGGACAGCAACGTCACCAGAAAACTATGCCAGATGGCGGGCGTGAAATTTCAAGCCTACTACTCATGCACGCGCATCGATCCGCCGGAAATATACCGGTTCCTGCGCCATCATCACCCGGACACGATCTGGCTGTTCCCCGAGAGAACTTTTTGGGATGCAATCCAAACGGAGTGGCCTCCATTGGGAAGCATGAGGTGGTGTTGCGACGTCCTAAAAAAGGACCCGTCTCGGGACATATCCCTTCGGGTAAGAGTCATGGGGATTCGGGCAGAGGAGAGCGTTGCACGCGCATCGAGGCCTCGCATCGACTGGAACGATGAGCGTAAAATCTTGACCATAAAGCCCATATTCCACTGGCAAGAGTGGCAAGTGTGGGATTTTATCGAAAAGTATCATCTTCCATACCCTACGCTTTATGATGAGGGTTGGAACAGAGTTGGCTGTGTCGTGTGCCCTTTTCTTTTTGGGAAAAACCAAGATCGAATAAATAGAAACAAGCAACGCTGGCCAGGAATTTACAAAACATTTGAGCATGCTTGCCGGCGTTGGTTCGAAGCCCGTCTTTCCAATGGCGAACCACAAAAGCATGCAACTTTCGAATTGTGGCTGCGTGACTATTACAAAGGTTTCAAGACACACTATAAGTCAAAGGGCAGAACGGACCCAAACAGGTTGGTGGCCACGTGACCGCCCGGCGCTTCAAGCGTGAAACCGGGTTGTTTGGTCCGGTGGAAATCGTTCGTCACCATCCCGGTGATGAGGCTCGTTTTTCAGCCGCTGCTGGCGGCATGGAGTAAGGGATGGACTGGCTCCGCTGGTATCACGGCACCGTAACGGACCCGAAGTTCCGGGTGGTGGCCAAAAAGGCCGCCTCCGAAATAGAGGGCCTGCGCGTTTCGGATGTTCTGGCCGTGTGGGGGATGCTGCTGGAGCGGGCCAGCGCAAACGAGCCACGCGGATCATTTGCCGGCTTCGATAGCGAAGCCGCCGACGCAGCTTTTGACCTCCCTGAAGGGGCCGCAGACGCCATCTTGCGCGCGCTCGACGCCAAGGAGCTCACCAAGGATTACCGAATCGTGAATTGGGCTAAGCGTCAGCCCAAACGCGAGCGAGAGGACGACAGCGCGGCCCGGGTTAAAGCCTATCGGGAACGGAGAAAGCAAGCGAGTAACGCCAGTCGCGACAATGTAACGCCATGTAACGCCGAGCAACGCCAAGAAACACCTAGATTAGAGGAGATAAGAGAAGAGTTAAAACCATGTGTGTCCCCCCTACCCCCCGAGGGGGGTGACTGGCCCGGGCCTGAGTTGCCACCCTCTCCCGAGGATGATCCTGACGCGTTGCCGGCAAGCTTGGATAACGCGCCCAACGAGTTCCAAGATCTCGCCGCAGCCTACCAGGCCGTTGGTGGCTACGTCGATTTCGTACCGGCCTACCGGGCGTATTACGCCATGCGCCACAGGTTCCCTCTGCACCGGATCGTGGATGACCTCGAAGCGCGGAAAAGTTGGGACCGCTGGCAGAGAGGGAAAATTCCGAATTTGTCCAAGTACCTCGCTGACCGGGTGTGGCTCAACCCGATACCGGCGGCCCGGGCCAGCCCCGCCCCAGGGCCTGTCGTGCCGAGAAGCGTCCGCGATCTCGAGAGCATCGAACGTCACACCGAAGCCGCGAGGCTTTTGCGAAGAGGGAGGCCTCATGAAAATGCTGGAAATGCAAACGATCCGGGACGAGCTGGGCAGGCTCAACGTGCGGCTCTCCCCGCCGCTGCGGTTGATACCAGCAGAGCTTGATTCCAGCGCGGAAACGCTGGCCATCGACCTCGCAGGATGGACCGAGGAACGATTTTTCCTGGCCGTCCAGGAGCATCGGCGGCGGTCAAATTACCTGCCGTTGACGCACAATTTGATCCAGGCCGATGCGGCTGTGCGGTCTGTCATTGCCGAGCCCATCCCCCTCCCCCCGGGCAAGGACGAAATAGCGGCGATCTGTGCCCTGGGGAAGCGACGCGTGCGAGAATTGCTTGATAGCCTGGGCCGTAAAAAACGGATGCCGGCATGACCAAGCCCTGCGATGAGATTCAGGGACTCCGATGCGCCACCGGAGAGGTGTGCCGAGGTGTGCTGTACTTCGACGGGAAGTCGGGGCCGGGAGTACCGTTGGGGCAGGTCCGGGAATGCAAATACGAGGCGACCGTGCGGGAACGTATTCGGCGTGAGGGAAACAATGCAGCGTAGAGGCCTAGACTACTACGCATCCGTCCAATGTAACTTCTCAACATCCGATGCTAGGCGAGCAATCAACTGCATAGCATGCAAAATTTATCGTTAATTTTCGAGAAATAATGTTGTCGACCTACGCAATTTTGGCGTATTTATTTCACGAGCAAACGACAAAGTGAAGTTCAAACCCGCATTTCAAGGGCATGACAACCCGGCAAAATAGAGCCGGCAGGAGGACGAGGAATGGATCACAAAGAAGCGATGGAAGCGGCTCTGGAGATCGTCAAGGCGCAGGCCACCGTCAGGGCGATGGGCGAGGACGAGATCGTCACGATGGTCAGTAAGGTGGCGGCCGGGATTCAGGCGGCGGCCTGCGGCACGGCTATCTCCCTCAACGCCGCAGAGGGTGTGCGGGCACCGGGACTCGACCCCAAGAAGGCCATCAAGGAAGCGTCCATCACCTGCATGGAGTGCGGGAAGTCGTTCAAGGTCATCACCCGCAAGCACCTCGCCACCCACGGCCTCACCCCCGAAGAATACCGGGCCAAGTACGGATTCAAGAAGACCCTGGCCCTGGCTTGCAAGTCGCTGGTCCGGGAGCGTCGGGCGAAGATGAAGGACATGAGGCTTTGGGAGCGCAGAGGGAAGAAGGCCGAGGGCGAGACTGCGTAAATGGCCGGGGCGCGCGTCAACATTGCCGAGATCCGTGCAGCCGGCGGCCTCAAGCCGTGGCTTGAGCAGGAGAAGGCCAAGATCGGCGTGCGCCCCGTTTTGAAACCGGTCCAGAAGCGACCGAAGCCGGCCCGGCGGTCCGAGCACGATGAGCAATGCTTGGTCATCGGCCGGGCAGAAGCGTTGCGGCCCGTCGTCCCAGAACTGCGGATGCTGTTCGCCATTCCCAACGGCGGACACAGGTCGAAAGCCACAGCAGCAAAGCTCAAGGCCGAGGGGGTCAAGGCCGGCGTCTCGGATCTTTTCCTTTCCGTGGCGCGCGGTGGATTTCATGGCCTCTACCTCGAAATGAAGGCCCAGGGCGGCCGAACCAGTGAAGAACAACGGAAGTGGATCGACGAGTCCAGAGAGGAGGGCTACCGGGCCGAAGTCTGCGTAGGGGCGGACGCGGCTTGGGGCGTGATTTGCGAATACCTGGGAATCGACCGGGGATAGGCGTCAGCCAGGGAGACCCGATGAGGGAGGAACAGCTAGTTGAAATCATGGCTCGAGCTGTTGGACAAGAGCAGGCGCAAAAGGCCGTCGAGGCGCTTGTGGACGCCTTGGGAGGCGGGAGGATCGACATCCCGAGTCCAGAATGGAGGGAGCGCGAAGTGAGAAACAGGGAGATCAGACGGCTCTATCGCTCATGCTCGCTGGGCATCCCGGCTTTAGCCGAACGCTTTGGAGTGAGCGTCTACACGATCCGCCGCGTCCTCGGAAGTTGAGACTCAGCCAAAATATTTTCATCCTTAGGGCGGCGCATGCTCATGACGCCACCCATCATGGCCCCAACAAAAGGTCCGCCCCACCCCATCCCGGCGGTGCGCGGCGGACCACCCTTGGGGGGCCGCCATGGCGCAATCGCACAAGTTCGGATCAAAATCCCTGGCCGTACTGGCCACCTGCCATCCTACCCTGCAGGGGCTCGCCACCCGGGCGCTTGAGCTCTCGCCCATCGACTTTTCCATCGTCCGGGGCTCGGGCCTGGTCCTGACCGTGGCCCCGTACCCGCCGGTCAGCGACCCGTCGCAATACCTGACCATCGCCCATGCCTTTTGGTGCGCCGCCTGGGAGCAGGAGATCAACCTTGCCCGATGCGGCCTCATCAACACCGCTCCCAATCTCCAGGTAGCGGGCGAGTTCCCCGAGCTCTCTCGGGTGGAGATCATCGAGCCGGTAAACGGCCAGCAGCCGCCGTCCTCCTTGGCCGTTGCGCCGGATCCGGTTGCCTCCCCCGCCCCCCTGACCTCCGCATCCATCGCCAACGGCGGCCCTGGCCTGGAAAAGACCATTGCCTGGCTCAAAGCCGAAGAAGGCCTGGTGCTCAAGGGGCATTGGGACCGCATCGGCAAGGTTTGGGACATCGGCCACGGCTACAACCTCACCGCTCATGGCGTGCCCGACAGCGAGGCCCGCAATCTCGTCTGGACGCCCGAACAGGCCGACCGGGCGTTGCGTGCCGAGGTGGCGGCCACCATCTCGGAACTGGAGGCCCATTGGCCCCGTTGGGACGACGATTTCGACGAGGTACGCCAGGCTGTTTTCATCTCCGGCGTCTACCAGCTTGGCGTCGGCAGCGCGGTCAAATTCAAAAATACCATCGCCTGCCTTCGCGCCCATGATTTCGAGGGGGCCGTCCACAACCTGGCGCTGTCCCAATGGGCGCGCCAGACCCCCAACCGCGTCGGCCGCATCACGCACATGCTGCTTTCCGGGGTTTGGCCGGCCGAGGTCAACGGGGTGCGGTTGTGATCATCGAGGAGGCCCAGCGGTCCGGGCGGTGCTGCGGCTGCATCCATCGGCATGTTGGCCCAGGGCCGCTCCAGTGTCTGGGGGCGGATCAGGACGCCAAGGATTGCCCGGGCCGGTGCGAACGCAAACCCCATTCCGACAAGCAGGAGGCATAGCATGGGCTGGCGCAAACTCATCATCGGCAGCATCGCCGTCTTGGCCCTGGCCGGGTCTTACTGGCTCCAGCTTTCAGCCGTGGCCATGCAGTGCCTGACGCTCATCGCGGTCATCGGCATTGGCTCCCAGGCTGCGGTTGACGCCATTCTGGCCTGGCTCACAGGAAAATCAACATCCGCCCTAGGGAAGTCCCTATGCGCGCCCTCGCAGCCGCCGCCCTCTGCCTGATTTTGGCCGGGTGCGTCCTGCGGTGGGGCGCTTCCCGCTTTTGGGTCGACGACAACCGAGGTGGCCCGGACCGGTGCACCTCGGGACCGCTGATCGAAAGGAGATGACCATGCGAAAGTTTTTCGTCCCCGCACTCTTGGCCGTGGCCCTGTTCTGCTCAGGTTGCGTCACCGGTGCCGGGATCAAGGATTTCAAGGCCAAGGCGGCACACGACGCCGGCACGTTGTTGGCCAGCCTGCACGCTGACCTTGACTATCTGCAGGCCACCTACGCCCGCCTCGAGGCCGTCGGGGCCCTCCCGGGCCTGGAAGATTTGGCCCGCGATATCACGAACCTAAACGCCCTGGTCACTCGCGGCGACCTGACGGCGGCCCTGGCCCTTTATGAAGCCGCGCGAGACCGGGTGACCAAAATCGTGGCCGCCCAGGGGGTGTAAGGCCATGCGGATCGTCTCCATAGACGGTGGCGGCATCAAGGGCTTCCTGCCCGCCCTGGTCCTGGCCCAACTTGAAGCACAGGCCGGGAAACCCATCTCGGCCATGACCGACCTTATTGCCGGCACATCCACGGGCGCGATCCTGGCCCTTGGGCTCGCCGCAGGCATTCCCGCCGCCGACTTGGCGGCTTTCTACAAGGCCAAGGCCGCCTCCATTTTCAGCCGGACCCTTGGGCGCCGTATGCGGTCGGCCTTCGGCCTCATCGACGAGCAGTACGACAACACCGGACTTCGGGCCGGGCTTGTGGAGATCTTCGGCAACAAGACCTTGGCTGACCTTTCCCGGACCGGACCCGCCGTACTGGTCGTTGCCTACGAGATCGAAACCCGGAAGACGGTCTTCTTCACCTCCTGGGACGCGCATCGGGACCATCATCGGGATTTCCGATTGGTCGACGTGGCCATGGCCTCGGCAGCGGCCCCCACCTATTTCGAGCCGGTCGAGATCATAAGCCAGGGAGGCGACCGCCTGGCCTGCATCGACGGCGGTGTCGCGGCCAACAATCCGGCCCTGTGCGCAGCCGTCGAGGTCGTCAAGCAAGGGGCCTCTCTGGCTGATCGCTCCTGCCTCGTCTCCCTGGGAACCGGGCGGGAGGATCGGCCCTACATGTTGGCCCGGGCACGGAATTGGGGCCTGGCCGGCTGGGCTCGCCCCTTGATCGACTGCATGTTCGCCGCGGCCTCCGACGTCACCGACCACCAGTGCCAGCATGTGCTCGGGGATCGCTATATTCGGCTCCAAGCCGATCTTTCCGAGTCCGTGGCCATGGACGCCACCGATACCCGGTCCTTTGCCGTCATGCGTCTGCACGCCGAGCGAATCGCCGAGCGAGCCGAGTTTTATACAGCGCTGCAGCTGCTGCAGGAGGGGGCGTAGGCGTGGTCGACGACGACGTGAAGCGCATCGCCGAGGCAGTGGCCCTGGCGCTTGCCAAGGACAACGGCGGCAAGTGCGGCGCCCCGGCGTGCTGCTCGAAATGCCCCCTCAGCCCGGAGGAGCACGCTGAACAGCACCGGGCCATGAAGGGGGCGCTCAAGGTGCGCTCTGTCGTCGTGGTCAAGATTCTGGAGTACGGGGCCATCGTCCTCGTTGTTTGGGCGCTTACCAGAATGGGATTCAAGGTCCCGCAGTAGCGCCGGGAAGAAGCCAAAACCACGCGGCGGCTCTACCCGGCCGCCGAACGCGCCTGGCAGGCCAAGTAAGCCCGGGCGCAACGGATAAACGGGCACCTCTTTTCGGAAGGCGTGTGTCGTGTGGGTGAGCCTGCCCCGGGGGAATCCAGCGTTAAGCCCCGTGTCAATGATCGCTGGGCAGGCACGGTAGGCCCGATATTTCGCGTGGGAGAGGCAACAGGATTAAGGCCGGTTTTCGGGGTTTCTACGGGGAGGGATGCGCCTTGAGCACGGGCGCAAAGACATTTTCGGCAAAGGCTGCGGGGGCGTTCTCGTCACCGCGTCGTGAGCAAAATTGAACCCCATAAAGGAGCGGACGATGTTCAGGCGCATTCGTGACGCGGTAGTACGCGGCTACAATCGCATTCGTGGCCGTCGCGGCGGGGGCACCACCGGCCAGTTGGCGCTGCCCCCGGGTTCGCGTGGCCGGTCCCGGACCTCGGGGTCCTAGTCCTCTTGGAACTCGCGCACCAGCGCGTTTAACCGCTTGTCCGGCTTGGCGTTTGCTCGCAACGTGGTCGGGTCGGCCTCGGGCAGCTCAATGCCAAGCCGCCGGGCAAGGGCCACACCGTCGAGAATCATGGAGTCGCCAGGAATGCCCAACGCCTCGTTGAACGCCCGCGCCTGGGCCTCGGACTGGAAGCAGATCCTGGAGTAGAACCAGGGGTTCGTCATGTCGTCGATCTTTTGCGCCACCGCCTTTTCGCCGTCCCGAATGGCCCTGTGTTTGGCCTCCTCGGCGTTCATGGCGTCCAGCAACGCGTCCATCTCGGCGGCGGAATCCGCCTCGGGATCGCCCGTCACCGGCACGTTCTTGAGCGGGTCCGGCGGCAGCTTGGGCTTCTTCATGGAGAAGCCCTTGGCTCCGGTCGAGAAGCCGGCCCCCTTGTCCATGGAGAACCCCGTCGAACCGAATTTACCCTTTGAGGGACTGCTCATAGCGCCACACCTCCATGTCGGCGTCCGGGAACCACTGGAGAATCCGCGCGTAGTCCCGGGGAAAATGCTTTTTGATGTTCCAGAGATAGAGCAGGTACACGCCGTCGAACGTCCGACCGAAGAGCTTGTAGTCCACGGGGAGTTTGATGCCGGCCCGGGTAATCTCCTCCAGCAGCCTGTCCTTCTTCCAGTCCCAGATCGGATAGAAATACCGGCGCTTGTCGTTGATGGCCCCGTGGGTCTTGAACAGCATGGCGCGGCGCACGGAGTCGGCGGCGCGCACCCCCAGGGCCGTCCAACACCCCTCCGGCCAGTCCACAGCGTCCTCGGCGGCCCGGGAAAGGTCGTCAAAGGTAAACTTCGGCAGGTTGGCGGCCTGCAGCACAGGCCAGCGCTCGGGCGGCTGGTAGACGTACTCCCGCAGCATGTCGGCCAAGCGCGGGTTGGGCAGCCTGAGAATGTGCTTGCCCAGCTTTCGCTCGGCATAGGCCAGGTAATCCTCAATGAATTCCAGCCCCGGCACAAGGTAGTAGTAGAACGGCTGCAGTTCAAAGTGGTCCCGGAGTGCCAGCCATACGCCCCAGGCGTCTTTTCCCCCAGAGAACGAGAGCAACACTTTCCCATCCGGGGTCTTGCTCCTTACCTCTGCCAAAATTTGCTCGTAGTTTTGGCATTCCATGTCATGCCGCCTAGCAATTTAACTATAACAAGTCAATAAAAAATAATCGCGCCATGGCTAATACAAGATCGCGCCACAATGCTGAGCAAATAATTGAAGCCATTAAGGACACTGGAGGCTTGATTAATGACATTTGTGAACGCCTCAATATTTGTAGGAATACGTTCGCAAGCTATCGACGTAGGTTTCCAAAGGTTGAAGAAGCATACCAAGAAGAATGCGACCGCGTTGCCGATATGGCAGAAGGAACTCTTTTTTCGTTGATACAACAAGGAAGCCTTGCCGCCGCTATGTACTACCTCAACAACAAGGCCCGAAACCGGGGCTATGGGCAGGCCCCAGCCAAGCCTGCGGAGCAGGCCGACGAGGGGACGGTGTTCAACCTGAATTTTGGAGCGAAGAGGAAGCAGTAGCGTGCCGCCCCTGGAGATCAACTATCAAGCCGAACCGACCGTGGCACAGTTCCACGAGTCGGCCGCCTTTTTCCGGGGTATTCGCGGCCCCATTGGGTCAGGGAAAAGCGTCGGCTGTTGCCTGGAGATTGTGAGACGAGCCTTCTTGCAGAGAGTATTCAAAGGAGTTCGCCGCTCTCGATGGGCCATCGTTCGCAACACCTATGGTGAACTCAAGACGACAACGATACGGACGTGGCTCGACTGGTTTTCCGCTTGCACCAAAATGACCTATGGCCACCCCATTCTCGGCACCTTCAAGGCCGTGCATCAAGACGGAACTAAGGTGGAGCTTGAGCTTGTCTTCCTGGCCCTGGACAAGGCCAAGGACGTCAAGAAGCTCAAGTCCTTGGAGCTTACCGGCATCTGGTGGAACGAAGCCTCGGAGATACCGAAAGAAATCATCGACATGGGTCCGGGGCGAGTGAACCGCTACCCTTCCAAGGCCCAAGGGGGATTTTCCTGGTCCGGCATCATCGCGGACACCAACAGCCCTGACGTGGACAACTGGTGGTACGCCCTGGCCGAGGAAGACCATCCGGACGGCTATGAATTTTTCTCCCAGCCGCCGGCGCTTATGCGGGAGGAGTATGTCGAGAACGGGCAGACGCGCTTTCGCTATCTCCCGAACCCTGAAGCCGAGAATATTTGCAACCACGAAATTGGCGTCGATTACTACCTCCTCCAGATCCCGGGCAAGGACATGGCCTGGGTCAACGTCTTCATCATGAACCTGTACGGCCGATCCGTGGCCGGCCTGAACGTCTACGACGGCTACTTGGCCGGCCTGAGCGGCAACCATACAGCCAGGACATTTGACCCTGGTCTTGGCCACATCATCTGGTCCCACGATTTCAACTTTACTCCCCTCTCCTCCTTCATCGCCCAGGAAGACGCTCAGCGAAACACCCACGCGGTGGACGAAATCGTGCTGCAGTCGGCCGTGGCCGAACAGGCGGCCCGGGAGTTCTGCGAGCGCTACAAGGACCACAAGGGCTGCCTGGTCAAGATTTACGGCGACGCCTCAGGCCATGCCGGCGAGAAGCACGGGCATGCCTCGGATTTCATCACCATCGAGCGCTACCTGAAGAAGGAAGGCTTCCGTGTCCAGATGAAGGTTCCTCGGGCCAACACCTCTATTAAAGACGGCCAGGCCAGCCTGCGCGGCCGCATCTGCGATGCCATGGGTGTTCGCCGGTTTTTCGTGAACCCCAGCAAGTGCCGCTTTCTCGACAAGGGCCTCGCCACGCTCCAGTTCAAGAAGGGCTCCACGTTCCAAGAAGATGATTCCGAGTTCCAGCACATAACCACGGCAGCCAGGTACTATACGGCCGTGGAATTTCCCCTCAACGGCAACAAGACCACCGTCGTCGATTTCCCCCTGTGAGGTCCACCATGTCAACCGCCCCCAACGCCGCCAACGTCAACACTCCCTCCCTCGCTTACCAGGACATGGAGCAGGCCCGGAAGCTACCGCGTACCCTCATGGGCGGCACGGCCGCCATGCGTTCCGCCGGCCGAGAATACCTGCCCCAGGAACCCGCTGAAAGCCCCCAGAACTACGAAAACCGCCTTTCACGGTCCGTGTTGTTCAACGTCTACGGCCAGGCCGTGGGCGACCTCACGGGCAAGGTTTTCTCGAAGCCGGCCCACCCCAAGGACGACGTTCCCGAGGACATCGCCAAATGGCTCGAGAACATCGACCTGGCCGGAAACGACCTCAACAGCTTTGCTCGGGCCGTCTTCGAGGACGCCTTCCTGGGCGTCTCCTACATCCTGGTCGATTACCCGCAGGTGATGACCGGCGGCACCCTGGCAGAGGAGCGCGCTGCCGGGGCCAGGCCCTACTGCGTCCACGTACCCTGCCAAAACCTGATCGGCTGGAAGTCGGCACGGGTGAATGGCGTGGAGACGCTGACGCAGGTGCGCATCAGGGAAACGAGCGTGGAAGCGGACGGAGAATGGGGCGAGAAGACGGTTTGCCGCGTGCGGGTGTTGGACCTAAAACAGGCCGAGGGCGGAGAGCCGCGCTGCTTTTTCACGGTGTGGGAGAAGGTTAAGGGGGCACAGGGCCAGGAAAGCTGGCAGGCGAACAAGGACCTCTCCGGGGTCATGTCCATCGGCTTCATCCCCATCGTGCCGGTCTACACGAAACGCACTGATTTCATGGCCGGAAAGCCTCCCTTGGCCGACTTGGCGGACCTGAATTGCCTGCACTGGCAGAAATGGTCGGACGCCAACCAGATTGAGCACGTGGCCAGCGTGCCGATTCTGTTCTGGAGCGGGTACAACGAATCTGACGGAGCAGCTGTGACCGAGATCGGGCCGAATAAGATGCTCAAGTCCACGAGCATTGAGGCCCGGCTTGGCTTCGTCGAACACACCGGCGCTGCGATCGGATCCAACCGCGAATCCATGCGCGACCTCGAGGACCGCATGGCCAAGATGGCTCTCGATCCCATGGTCACCCGCCCCGGGAACATGACGGCCACGGCCACGAGTGTGGACACGGCCAAGGCGAGTTGTCCGCTCCAAGCCTGGGCCTGGGGGCTTCAGGATTCACTCGAGCTCATGATCCAATACATGGGTGCCTGGGTCGGGAAGAAGCCCGAGGATTGCGGCGGCATCAACGTGAACAGCGATTTCGGGCTGTCCGTCACCGACATGTCGCTGGCCGAGTTGACTCAGGCCTATCAAGCTGGATTGCTCTCGCGGGAAACGGTGTGGGCAGAGTTGCAGCGCCGGGGTCGGCTGTCGGAAGATTTCGACGCCGAGGCCGAGGCGGACCGCCTTATGACCGAAGCCCGCGACGGGACGATCCAGACGGCGGCTACTCGATTTCTGAATCCGGGTCAGCCGCCGGCGGCCGCTTCGGGCCGTCAACCTGGCCAAGGGGAAGCTGCGTGATCTCGCGAAGCAGGAGCGCCCGGCCGAGGGCAGCGTCCCTCTGGCGCTTGGGTGTCCACTTGATGACCAGTGGATCGGCCGCAAATCTAGCCTCGAGCTCGGCCAATAGCTTCGGATCGGTGACTTTCGCCATGGGTACGGCGTAGCATGGGCGAAATCAGCGGACAAGACCTCTACGAAACCTACCAGTGGGCCCGGGCCGTGGCCTGGCGGTATCAGCTTGACCAATTCGAGAGTGAAGCCCTGCTCTCGATCCTGGCCACTCTCGACAAGGGCCGGCGCGAGGTCATGCGCGAGTTTGAAGCCCGCTACGCCGGTGCGAACCTCTCCGACTGGCAGGAGCACCGGCTGGAAGCCCTCCTCTACGAGTTCGAGGATTTAACCGCGGGCGTTCGGTCGGAGCTGACGCAGCAGTTCACCACCATCTCGGTCACCGTGGCCGCGCCGACGCTCACCGAAACCGTGGGCGCCCTGTCCGTGGCCGGCCTGGCCAAGGGCGTGAACAACGTGGCGCTCTCCCCGACGCAGCTTCGGACATTCTTCCAGGAGACGCCCTTGGGCGGCCGGCTAATTCAAGAGTGGGTGGACCGGAGCTTTGACTACGGCGTCCAGGGCCAGATTCGACAGGCCATCAATGTGGGCGTGCTGCGCGGCGAAGGCTATCCGGGACTGGTACGGCGGGTGGAAGACGGGTTCGGGATGGCCAGGACGGATGCGGTGACGCTGACCAGGACCTTCGTCAGTTCGGCCAACAACCAGGCCCGGGACATGGTCTATCAGGCAAACGCCGACGTGGTCCGGGGCTGGAAGTGGATGACGGCCGGCGACAACCGCGTTTGCCCCATTTGCCTGGCGCTGCATGGGCGGGAGTTTAAGCTGGGCGAAGGGCCGGAGACGCCGATTCATCCCCGCTGCCGTTGCGTGCGGCTTCCGAAGACGATCACATGGCGCGAGCTTAGCATCCCCATGGACGAAATGCGGCAGGAGCTTGACCGGTGGGTCGTCCGGGGCCGGCGGGACTATGACGGCGAAATCCTGGTTCGGGGCGTGCATGAGGGCGGCAAGGACAAGACCTTGCGTGTGAGCAGGCATGCCACGGCCGACGACTGGTTTTCCGAGCTCTCCGACGCTGAGAAGCGGTCAACCAGCCTGGGGCCTGGCCGGGTGAAGATGCTTGAGAGCGGCCGGGTATCGATGAGGGATCTTGTGGGGCCGGATTACCAGCCCAGGACGCTCAAGGAACTGGAGGCGCTTGCCGATGCTCGGTCCTAACGACCTTACCTGCAAACGGTCCGCCATCAACCTCTTTCACCGCGCCACAGCGGACAACCTGGAGCGCCAGGCCGTGGCCCTCTTCCGCCAGTCCGGCCAGTCCCGGGCAGCGGCCAATTACGCGACCGTCATGCCGGAGGAAGAGGTCGAGAAGGTGTTTCCGCTGGTCATGGCCGCCATGGCGGAGGAGATGCAGCGGAGGGATTTGGCGGGGATGGAGGTGGAAGGTAAGGTTTGTTGAGGGTTAGACCCCCATCCATGAGCGAGGGCTGCGCGTTCCAACTGTATTGCTTTGTGTAGACTTGGTATGCTCATAAACAAAATCACATTCTTTCACAGGGCATAAGTAATAATTTTCATTCGCTGTAAGCCTTATGAGTTTTCCGTTGTTGTCATGACATGGCAGACAAAATGGCCCATCCTTTGACCCATCGTCTTTCTTTGTCCAGTAGACGCCATTTTCAAACGTAACAGCTTCCTTTTCGGCCATTTTGGCCTTGAGAAGCGTGTTCTCTTCTCGAAGATCGACGCACTGTTCGCGAAGGCTTTGAACCATCTCGCGCAAATCCATGATCTTCTCTTGAGCCTCAAGTGTCATCCCTTTTTTGTAAAGCTCATTGATCGTCGTGATAAGAATCTTGATATCATTTCCGTTTGGAATCATTTATGTCCTCCTTTCCTCGCCGCCAGCTCGCCCCTTCATTCATCCTCGTACGCTGCAACATCGGGGGTTTCTCCGGGCATCATCGCTATGTCGGACACTTCAAAAGTCCCCTCAAAAATACGCAGCAAATTCTCTCTTGAAAATGGGATTTCATTGCCATTTTCGTCTTTAACACCCTTCCAGCCGATGATATTTTCTGTGGACAGTGAAGGGAAATTTTTCACTGTAATTGTGACGCCATTCAGCTCTATCTCTTTAATATCATCCATAGTGGCCTCTAGTTGTTTGGCGTAACCCTTCCATCACACCCCCCCTGCCCCGGAGCCATTTCCATCCCCACCGGCAGGTATCCCTTCAGCCAATCCGAAGGCTTCTCCTTCGGGCACTCTTGCGCACCAACCGAAATTCCTTCAGGCGTGGCCGCTGGCATCGCCCCGGGAGAAAACGACTGCGGGTTAACCACTATCCGCCCCATGTAGCCCCCGGACGGACTGTAGACACTGGCAGATTGGGCGAAGGCCAACCCTGCCATGAGCGCCACCAGGAATAGCCCGGCCAGGGAGGGTAGCAAACACCCGAACGTCGTCCGGTTGTAGACGCGGTTGTACACTGCCTTCTTCGGGTTCGTCAGCCAGCCCCAACCGCGAGGGGACTTGAGCCCGAGAGAATGCCGGACGAACCGGGCCGGTGATGTGCGGGCAGCGATGCGCTTTTTGAGAGAGGGGGTTCGAAATCCGAATTTCATAGTTGCGAACCCCTGTCTGGAGTTAACGCATCAGGATCAGAAGTATCATGATATGTAATCTTTATCTCATACCAAAACTTATGCCAACAAGGCCCATACCTTTTTTTCCCCTTTGGGGAACCTTCATAGCCTTGGCATCGTCTATTGCCAGAAATGACAGTCTCTCGCTTCAGGACCATACTCCGGACAATCGATGCTATCCCAAGACCACCATCATAACATTTCGAATTGCTGCAACGAATGTACTCACTAATAGCACTCTTATCTCTTATATTGTACCACGTTTTCGGCTTGCCATCAAACATGAATACGTCGGTATTTTCTTCTGCATAGCGAACTATGATACTGTTAATCTCGGGAAACGCTTGCCATGGAGGAACTTTTCCAAAAATTGGCGTTGAGTTGTTAAACAAATCTTGAGCGCCAAGACGTTTTTTAAAGGCCATGAGTCGCTCCTAAAGATGATTTTCAGCTTCTCCACTCCGAAAACAATTTTCTCACTTCCCCGCTCCCCACCAGCTTCGCAAACAGCCGGTAGTTCTGCGTCTCGTGCCGCACCCTGCCCGCCACAATGGCCGGGTGGACGCCGAGCTTTTCAGCCATGCCGGCAACGAACTCCGGGGTCGTGCGAGCCAGGGCCGGGACCGCTCCCCATGCCTCGGACGGGATAAGCGCTTCTGAGGCCAGGGCGTCGGCCTCGCGCTCCTTCGCGTCCTGGCTCCTGGCGTCCAGGTCGTCTACGACGAAGCTCCCTGGCTCGACGTGCCCAAGAGCAAGGTGGGCCAGTTCATGGGTCAGGGTGAACCAGAAATTGTCGATTCGGTCATGGCGCAAGGACATACCGACCGCGGCGGTCCCGTCCGGCTCAAACAGGGCAGCCCCGTCCATGTAGGTCTTGGCGAAATGGCGCTCGATGACAAGGTGAATGCCGGATGCGGCCAGACAGGACCGGGCCAGGGCCGGGCCTGTCGCCTCCTTGCTCAAGGAAATGAGACCCCGGAAGAAATCGGGGGTCAGGGCTGCTTGGTCGAACTTCGCAGGCAGGCGTTCCTTGGCCGCGATGGCCTTCACGCCGCACACCCAGGCCAACATGGCGCTTTCGTCACCCCTGGCCCCCAGGCGCATGGAGCTGCGGGCTGCGTAGGCAAGCGGAGCGTCACCAAGGCCGCATTCGTCAAGCCAGCGGCGCACAGCCTCTTCGACGTCCTCTTTGGTCGTGGTTTCGATCCAACCCCGGGCCTTCATCTCTTTAACCGGGAACGAGGACAAATCCAGCGCCTGCGCTGGCAGCGTAATTTCCTGGGCCAGGGTGTCTAGGGGGATGCCAAGGCCGGCATGAAGGGCATGGATCATATCCAGGGACAGCCGGCGCTTGCCGGCAAGGACCTCGGAGACGACCCCTTTGCTCCCCATGAACGGTTCCAAGTCCTTGCGGGCCAAGCCCTGCTGGTCCATGGCGAATTCGATGGCTTCGAGAGGCGTCGGCTTGGGAATGGGGTAGTGCGCGTCTTCGTAAATCTCGACGAGCTTGGCCCAATACTCCAGGCGTTCGGCCTCTTCGGAATCCGGCTCGGCTCCCATAAGCCCATCAATGATGGCCAGGGCGTTGTCGTAATCAGCTTCGGTCTTAATCAGGCGTTCCATAATATCCCACCTCTAGTCTTGAGGTGCAATCCCAGCTAAATGCTGGAAATATCCTTGATGACGTCATACTCTTTGTGTGTCCCAACGAACCGCACAAAGGCCAACTGGCATCCAAAGTCGATTTTCACAACGAGGCGAAAATTGTTTCCCGCGATATTGAACACAAATCTGTCCCCGCCAACATAATCAACGGTACGAAAAAGCTGCCTTAATTCAGCCAGATTCTTCCACTCGCGGGAGCTAATGGCGTCATGCCAGGCCGCCAAGGGGCCTTCTGCCTGCGAGTGAATCATCCAGAAGGCCACCAAGGCCCTTTTGGAGATTACCCGCATCTTTCTTCCCGTCCCGTTCATGGCTATATATTACCATCGGGCCGCACATAGTCAAGAAAATTGTTCTCATTTTGAGAACCACTACTTAAACCAGATATAAATTGATTTGTTTTTAAATTTTTATAATACTTTGCTCCGTACAGCGCGACTAATTGTTTGATTTTGAACAATCTAATTGGAGCAAAGCTATGGCTACAAAAAAAAGCAAGAAGAATAGTCTTGGCCAAATTACTGAGGCATTCAATAACAACACAGATTCTGACCGGATGGGAAATCACAAAACAATTGATGTAAGGTCAGCAACTTGGCAGTGGGATGATGACGATGAGCCTATTGAATTTGGCAGCGGGTTTGCCTATCATATAGAAGTACCACAATATAACGACTTGAAAGTTTGCTGCCCTGCCATACATGACTCAAAAGGAGGAACAAGCAGTGAATTCAATTTGAACTTTCAGGACTTTTCTTATGACAGGGACACAAACTCTCTTACTATTCGAGGTGAAAAAGAGGGACGCAATTACGTAGTCTGTTTAACATTCGGCTAGCATTAGACCCTATTGACCGTAGAGCTTTTGGGTCTCCCCGCCTTCACCGGCTTCCACCGCTCCACTTCCCCCAAGGGGACCAGAAACGTCTTCCCGACCTTTACCGCCAGCAAATGGTCCCGGCTGATTTGCTGCTGTACCGCCTGTCGTGTCAGGTCGAGGATCACGGCGACCCGGGCCACGGGCAGCATGTGCCCCTGCGGACCGCCGGGCCAAGCCGCCAGGTAGTCCCGGCAGGCCCTGGCGTCGGCCAGCGTGGCGCACTCGTTGGCCTGCCACTCGGCGACTACATAGGCGGCCGGGCGACCATCGGGGCCGGGGGCGTCGGGGGGAAGGTATGCGCCCTCCAAAATCGAAGCGATAAGGTCTTGCATCCATCCCCCCTACTGTTTCGGCGCAGCTTCGGATTCGGCCTCGGCCTGAAGAATCACCAGGCCATAAAGCGTGGCCGCGTCCCTGAAAGCTTCGTCGGTATCTAGGCGAGCGATCAATATCTTCCGACCCTCTTCCTCGCCGTGTTGCTCCAGGGTATTGAAAACGATTTCTTGAAGCGTCTTTGGGTCCATAAAACTCCCGGGAAAAGGACGTCCCTCACCTACACTATCCGCCAAGGTTATTCGACTCTCCCGCCCCGACCCTGTTGAAGCGGGCCACGAGGTCAGGCCGCTTGAACTTTACGTGAAGCGTGCCGGTCTTGAAATAGGCCCGGCAGTCAAAATATTCGGTTTCAAGTCCCTGCCGTTTCGTCCTGGCCGCGCTCTTCACCGCCGTCACGAAGTTTCCCGGGTACACAGGGAACCCCTTGCCATCAAGGGCGTGAAACACCTTATCCAGGTCTGATAGGAGGTCCTCGCGGTCAATCCAGCTCCCCACGCCGAAAACCCGTTCGATAATGACCTTCGGCCCTACCTTCCATGGGCTGTTGGTCTTGTGCTGCCTATCCCACCGACAAGGCCGAAGCCGACGGTAGCAGCTTTCGACACAGGCCCGGGCGATGTCGTCTCGGCTCTCGTAGAGGCCTCGCAGCGTAGCGAGAAGATTACCCTCGGTGAAGCTCGGGGTCGTGTGGTCCCGAAACATTTTGTCCATGCGCTCCCGATCCTCCGGGCCCATCATGTGGCGTATGCCGGATTGCTGGAGCGTGTAACGCCAAAAGTTCTCCTGGATCGTGGTCAAGGATTCGCGCATGGCGCTTGTGGGCTTGTCTGGCTCATCAAGCCAATAGTCGCTGATCCGATCATGAAAAAGGCTGTCATGGCTTTGGCCGAGCGCGACTTTCATGACCCGCTTGGCCTCCCCGAGCTTACGGAAGGCGTCTTCCACCAGGGCGGCAACGGTCGCGTGGTTGTCGGCCAGGGCCTGGAGCGTTTGGCGCGGCATGAGTTCATTCATGGTTTGTGTCTCCTGGCCGGGGAGAGGCTTCCCCCTCCCCGGCCTTTCTCGCGCTACGCGGCCTTGATCCGGCGCATTTCCTCGGCCAGGGTCCACAGGGCCTTATTCAGCTTGCGGTCGCCATCCACACTGGCGACCGCCGTCGCACGGCGGGGCTTACCATCGGCCCCACGCACCTTCACGCCGCCCTTGAGAATATTTTCCTGGGCCCGGTTGAGCACGGCCCACAGGTCATTCCCCTTGTCGTCCCAGCGGCGCGGGCGCAGCAGGCTTTCCGGCTCCACGCGGGCGGTCGCGGCGTCATCGGTCGGCCAGCGCAGTTCTCGGGCCGCCGTAGCAAAGGCAGCCTGTTCGCCCGGGGCCAGGGTCAGGGCGCGCATTTCGCGAGCCGCATCCAGGGCGGCCGGCGCGTGTCCGATCACCTCGAAAGCGGCGTCGATCACGTCGTCCGGCCGGCCCGAGTGGCGGATGGAGACGGGCGGGCATAGATGGTCACCAACCACCATGCCGTTGGTGCAAACCAACCGAAAGATGCCCAGATCCACCTTGAACGCGCTCCCTCGGTCGTGGCTGTTGGTCACCACGATTTCCGGGATGAGCGTTCCGAGATCGTCCGGGGTCAAGCTGCGGTCCATCAAGAAATCCCGGTGACGGAACCGGAGCAGGTGCTTCGTAAAGCCCTGTTTGCCCTCAATGCGGGTCCGGGACTGCATAGCGCGCACGGGTTCGAAACCTTCTCGGCGGAGCATCTCCACCACGGTCGAGGTCGGTACAAACACGTACCGCGCGGAGACCTCATCCCAAGGTGTTTCCGCGAAAATCGCCGGGGCCACGCGTTCAAGCTGTTCGTTGCTCAGGGGGTAGGTCATTGCTTTCACCTCTTGCCTTTCGGCGGTTGCGGGCCTACCCTCTTCATGCTCGGAATCGGGGTACGCCCTTGTTTCACTCTCAGCCCCTACTGGTTGCCGCCGGTGGGGGCTTTTTTCGTCGTCTTAGTCCACTTTTCAAACAGCTCCAGGGCTTCTTGCGGGGTTATTTGCACAAGCGAGTGCTCCCCAGGAATGTTGTACCCCAAGAAAAATTTATGTTCAGACTCTTCGCAGCGGAGGGGAAACATGAGGTCGCCGTCGTATTTCCAGTTCTTGAAATAGATATGCGTCCCCATTGCGCGGAGGCACCAAAGAAAGAACCCCTTAGTTGCCTTTAATGATTGCCTGTCGTGTACGCTTAGGTCCGTCTGGTATGCGGTCATGAATCCCTGGGCCTGCTTGCACATAAGCTGGTAAGCGGTGGCCATACCCTCCCCCCTTGGTTTGTCTCGGCGGGCCATTCCCGCTTTCGTTAAAAATAAAATACCAACGTCAAAAATTTTGTCAATAGAATTTTATTTTCCGCAATCAACAAATCACCCCTATCCCCCTCCGCACCCTGTCCGCTTGCTTCAGCCCTGGCCCGGCCTGCCATCCGTCCCTCAAAATATTTGCACCGAGGGGGCGGCGGATGCTCATGGCGGCCCATAGCGTGGGCCACATCTCAATCTGTGACGAATTTTCACACCTGGGGCGGAAGCCTCGAAGAAACCAGGCTGGAAGGCCGCAAATTGCGCGAGGAATCGCATGAAGCTCAAGCTGGACGACAAGGGAAACGTGGTCTTGCAGGACGGCAAGCCGGTTTATGTTCACGACGACGGGAAGGAAATCCCCTTCGACGCGCCGGCCGCCATGTCCAAGATTTCGGCCCTCAACGCCGAGGCCAAGGATCACCGGATCAAGGCCGAGGAAGCCACCGCCAAGCTGGCGATTTTTGCCGGCATCGACGATCCCGAGGCCGCCAAAAAGGCTGTGGAACTCGTCAAAAACCTCGACGCGAAGAAGCTGATCGACGCGGGCGAGGTGGAGAAGATGAAGGATGAAATCCGGGCTGAGACGACCAAGTCCTACGAGGTGAAGCTGGCCGACATGGGCAAGCAGCTCCAGGACAAGGACGGCATTATCTACGCCATGAAGGTTTCCGGTGGCTTCGCCAACTCCACGTTCGTCAAAGACAAGGTGGCCATCCCCTCCGACCTGCTCGAAGCCAAATTCGGCAGCGCCTTCAAGGTCGAGGACGGCCGTGTGGTCGGCTACCTGAACGGTAACAAGGTCTATTCCCGTTCCAAGCCCGGCGAGTTGGCCGATTTCGACGAAGCCCTTGAAACCATCTTGGACGCCTACCCCCAGAAAGAAGCCATCCTGAAGGGCACCGGCGCGACCGGCGGCGGCGCTCCGAACAACCCGAACCCCGCGACCGTCACCCCTCCCGGCGCCATCGCCAAGACCGACCAGAAAGCCTTCCTGGCGAACCTGGACAAGGTCGCTTCCGGAGAAATGAAGGTCGTATAACCGCAAGGAGCAGCCATAATGGCCGTGAGCAACACGCTTACCGCACTCATCCCCACCATCTTTGCCCAGGGCCTGATGGCCCTGCGTTCGGCCTGTACCATGCCGGGTATCGTCAACAACGACTATTCCGTGGACGCCGCCAAGAAGGGCGCGACGGTCGATATCCCCATCCCCTCGGCCGTCGCTGTCACGGACGTGATTCCCGGACCCTACGCCCCGGACCCGGGCAACCTCACCCCGACTACGGCCAAGATATCCCTGGACCGCTGGAAGGAAGCGGCCTTTACCTTGAACGAGGCCGAATTGGCGAAGATCACCCAGGGGCTGCCATCCCTGGAAGTCGGATCCGCCGTCAAGGCGCTTGCCGAGTACATCAATGCCGACATTTTCAGTGCGGCCAACGCCTTTTATACGGTCATGGGGACCGCTGGTACCACGCCCTTCGGCACCCTGGCCGCCCCACTGGTTTCGGACGCCACCGGCTGCCGGAAGTTGCTTTCCAAGGCCCTGGCTCCCCTCCGGGACCGGCATTTGGTTCTGGACGTGGATGCCGCCGCTGCCGCGATGAATCTCCAGGCCTTCCAGTTCCTCCAGAATTCCGGCGACCCGAACGTCATGCGCGAAGGTCTGCTTGGCCGCAAGTTCGGCTTCGACTTCCACGAAGACCAGCAGGTTCCGACCCATGCCGCCGGCACCATCACCACCGGCCTCGCCGCCAAGGCCGCTACGGTCCAGGCGGCCGGCCTGTCCAGTATTGTGGCCACCACGGCTGCTGCGACCGGGGCCTGCGCCCTCAAGCTCGGCGACATCATCTCCTTCGCCGGGGATGCCCAGAAATATGTTTTGACCGCCGACGCCACCCAGGCCACGGCCGCCTCGGACATCACCTTGAACATCAGCCCGGCCAAGGCCGTGGCGCTGGCCGGTGGCGAAGCCATCACCGTCACCCCCAGCCACGTCATGAACTTGGCCTTTCATCGTGACGCCCTGGCCTTTGCCTCCCGCGCCCTGGGCAATGACCCGACCATCAGCACCGTGCCCATTGAGAACATGATGCAGGTGGCCGACCCGGTTTCCGGCCTGACCCTGCGCCTGCATGTGCGCGAGGAGTTCCACCGCATCCGGTGGGCCTTCGACTGCCTGTGGGGCGTCGGTGCGCCGCGTCCGGCCCTGGGCGTCCGGCTGATGGGCTAGGCCCCATACCATTCACTGCGGGGTGACCCAAGTCGCCCCGCTTCCGAAAGAGGACAGTATGGACCAGATCAAGACCGTCCGCATCGAGCACGAAGGCTTCTCCGAGGGGATGCTCATCAACGAAACCGATTTCGACCCGCAGGAGCACACCAAGTTCGGCGAGGCCGCCGAAGCGGAGCCCAAGCCCTTGGCCGATATGACCATCTTGCAACTTCGCGATTACGCCAAAGAACACGGCATCACCATTGGCGCGGACAACACCACCAAGGACGCGATCCTGGCCGTGATCCAGGCCGCCGAAGCCGGGACGAAGGAGTAGTCATGGAGCCGCGCATTCAACCGCTCGAGCTGGCCGACGCCGAAGGCCGTGGCACCGGGCGCTACCGCCTTTTCGCGATCCACCCCGAGGACGCCGGCGACCGCCGCCCCGTGTGCGATTGCCCCGAGGGGCATGCCAACTGCGCCGAGGCCGAGGCTTGCGATAAGCTCATGGCCACCGGCGGGTTGGTTCAGGCTCAGCCGGCCGACTTTCCGACCGTCGTGGACGAGGAGGACAAGGCGTAGCCCATGGCACTCATCGTCGAAATTGGGTCCGGAGTGGCCGGGGCCAACTCTTTTGTGGATATGGCCTATGCCGACGCGTACTTCGCCGCATCCGGGGAAACGTCCTGGGCCGGCGAGGCCGCGGCCAAAGAGGCGGCCTTGGTCCGCGCCGGGCGCTACCTGAACGGCCTTTGCTGGCTCGGCGACAAGGTGGACCGTGTGCATCAGGCCATGTGCTGGCCACGCTACAACATGCCGTTGCCCGGGTCTTCCGGCGTGAATTACCTTGGATACGCCTATGCGGATTACTGGCCCTCCAACGAAATCCCCGAGGCCGTGAAGCAGGCCCAATGTGAGGCCGCCCTTCGCTACCTCGCCGGTACCGACATGCTGCCGGACCTGGAGCGCGGCGGCCAGGTGATAATGGAGCGCGTGGACGTCATCACGACGCAGTACGCCAACGGCGCTCCGGCCGGAACGCGGTTCCTGGCGATCGAGGCGTTGGTGCGGCCGTTTTTGAAGTCGTCGGATTCGGTCGAGTTGGTGCGAGGGTAGCCATGGCCGACTACAAACCCGTCCCGATCCAGCCGAGCCCGCTTTGCTCCAACACGTTCCGCGACGGCCGGCGCGTCTGGCGTGTCACGTCCTTGATCGAGCGGGCTAAGGGTTTGGAGCCCTTCGATTTGCCTCTCATCGCGCTTTTCTCGGGTGCGAAGGTCTTTGATCCCATCGAATCCGCCTATGCCCTGGCCGAGCACATGAAGCGCGCGCTCGCCGCCGACATGGATTGCCCCATCATTCTCGACGCTGAAGGCTTCATTATGGATGGCTGGCACCGGATCACCCGGGCCTTGGTCGAAGGCCGCGCCACCATTCGGGCTGTGCGGTTCGACGAGACGCCGCCCTGTGATTTCGTTGAGGCGGAATAGAGCATGAACTACGTCGCCACCGCATCCCGCGCCGCCGCCCAAATCAAGAAGGCCGGCCAGGCCATCGCCATCCGCCGCGTGACCAAAGGGGCCTTTGACTCCAACACAGGCAAGAACGCCCCCGGCGTCTCCACGGATTTTCCCGGCCATGCCGTTTCCTCCGGCTACCACGCCAGCCTTGTGGACGGCACTCGCATCAAGCAGGGCGATCAGCAATTTACCGTCGCCGCGTCGGGTCTCGGGTGCGAGCCGAGCACTTCAGATTTCCTGGTCGATGCCCGGCAGACATGGACCATCGTTTCCGTGCAGGACGTCGCCCCCGCTGGTGAGCCTCTCCTCTACAAGATCCAAGCGCGAGGGAACTGAGCATGCAAGCCGACCTCCAGTCCAGTGCCGACGCCTTCGGGCGGGCCTTGCAAGAGATCGTCGACAAGACGCGGGTGGACCTCAATACCATTGTGCGCAAGGCGCTTTTCGACCTTCTTTCTGCCCTCATGAAGGACAACCCCAAGGATACCGTGCGCTGTGCCGCGTCCTGGAACCTGGACACGCACTGGTCCGATTGGGTGCTCCCGCCGGGCGATTATACGAGCGTGGACGTCTCGGCCAAGGCTACGGCGATCATCGCGACCCTGCCAGACTCCGATATCTACGTGCTCTACAACAACATCGAGTACCTTATGGCGCTTGAGGATGGGCACTCCTCACTCGCGCCATCCGGCTTCATCGCCAACGCCATGCTGTCGTTCGCGGACCACATTTCCCGGCGTGCGCAGGAACTGGGGTATCCGGTATGACCCCCGACGTTATCGTCCGTGCCGTGCAGACCTATTTCCAGGCCAATTGGACGGCCACACCGGTGGCCTACGACAACCTGTCTTTTGACCAGCCGGCCGGCCCTTGGGTCCGGTTGTCGGTGCTGCCCGGGAAGGCCTTCAGCGATGAAATGGGCCCAGGCGGCAGCGGCCACCGCAACGGCGTAGTCAAAGTCCAAGTCTTCACGAATCCGGACGACGGCGTGCAGATCGGCGCGGCCCTGGCCGGGCAGATTGAGGCTCTCTTTCGGCGACAGGACATTGGGGAGGTCTTTTTCAACGACGACGAGGAGCCCTACACGACCGACAACGGCGTGAGCGGCAACAACCAGCAACATACGGTCACCTGCCCGTTTTGGGTATGGACCGGAGAGTAGGAGGCTTTCATGGCCAACCTTCCCAATAGCGTCGGGAATCCGTTCAACCAGACCATCTTTGCGGTCGTGGAAACAACGAAGGGCTTGCTCCAATTCCCCCTGGCCACCGGCATTGAAGCCATCGTGGGCGCATCGTTTTGGGACATAAACCAGTCCCCGACTTTCACCGATTCGCCCGAAATCAAAAACTCCCGGTCCGTGACTGACCGCTTTCAGGACATGGCTCCGGCCGGATCGTGGAAGGGGGACATGCTGTTGCGCCCCTCGGGAACGGCCGGGAGCGTGCCCATGGGCGACGCGATTCTCTACGCCCTGTTCGGCACTCGGACAGTCAACGCTGGCACCTCCGTGGTCTATTCCCCCGGAATGACCAAACCGGGATTCTCTCTTTTTACCAAACAGGGGCACACCACTCGCTTCTGTTTTGGTTCCTCGGCGGACCAGTGCCAGATCAAGGCCGTGAACAAGGGCGGCGTCCTTCTTTCCCTGTCCGGTCAGTTCATGAATATGGGCATCGCCGGGACGGATCAGGTGGCCGCCGCGGCTGCCCAGGCCGCCACGACGGTCACCGTGAAAAACGCCAAGCTGTTCAGCAACGGCGCAGTCATCTGGAACAAGAGCAAATCCGACAAGGCCACCAACGGCTACACCGTTTCCAACGTCAACACGACCAACAACACCATGACCGTCACTCCCGGAATCGTTCCGGCCGGCGGCTGGGCCATTGACGACCAGATCGAGGGGTATCTGCCCACGCCGTCGTATATTGGCACGCCGTTGGAGAGTCGCAAGAACGTCATCACCGTCCTTGGTTCCCCAAAGAACCTCCAGTCGCTGGATTGGACCTGGGCCGACAAGATGAAGTTCCTCGACGACGAGATGACCGCGAACGGCTATCCGACTGAATCGGTGGAAGATCGCCGGACCGTAAAGAGCTCGCTGGCCTTCTACTTCCGGCGGGTCGACGCCGCCATGTTCGCCGATGGCCTGGCCGGAAGCACGGGGGCGCTATCCGCCCAATTCGGCACCGTGGCCGGAAAAATTGCCACGCTGGCTATGCCCAGAGCCCAGTACGGCGTGCCGACCGTCTCCATCCCGTCGCCCACCATGAACCTCTCCGTGGACGTCCAGGCCCTGGGCACGAACGGCGAGGACGAATGCACGCTGACCTTGACCTAGGCCAGCCACGATAAATCTTGCGGGTCGGATAGGGCGCGCGCCCGAAAGCGGAATCCCCGGCCGCTTCCGGCCCGCAAAATACGGGGAAAGGGGAAAAGACCATGGCACAGTTTCGACTCAAGCCGAAGGAAATGAACATCCGCGTCCTGTCCGCCCCGGGCGTCACCTGGAAGGTTGTTCCCATGACGGCCAGCGAAGACCAGGAGCTGGCCAAGAAGTTCCAGGAATACGATACCCGGAGCAAGGGCTACATCATCTCGGATGACATGGGACTGCTCAAGGCCCGGGCGATCCAGGTCATTCGGGGGTTTTGTGGGCTGCCCGGCGAAGACGGCGAGATCGAGTACAGCACGGTCAACCTGGAAGCCCTCTGCGAGATGCACACCCAGGTCATCGCCGACGTGCTCAATGAATCCCGCCGCGCGGACGCTCTGGTCGTCGAGGCCACCGAAAAAAACTCCTAGCCTGGGGCCGCTGGCATGTGGGGAGGGCATCGGACTGCGACGCCTGTCGCAAGCAGCACGAGCTTGACGGTGTTCCTCCCCCCTGCGGTTCCCCGGAGTGCGAGAAGCCGGGCGCGCTCTTCCCGGCCAACGTCATCCCCTGGAAAATCTGGCAGACCGCGCACCAGTTCGACCGGCCGACCAGGATGGATTTCATCGTCACCATGGCCGGCGCGCAATCTGTCGCCTCGCTGTTGCCCCTCCCCGCCCATATCGTGTCCGGACTCTGCGAGATCTACGGCCAAGGGGTTGAGGCTTTTGAGAGGATCATGTGGTTTGAGGCGGAAGTGTTCCCGCTGATTCAGGAGCGGGAAAAGTCGGGCAGAGGCCAGGCCGGAGCAGGGCCGGGCGAGAATGGAGATGAATGATTAACAGGGGCCGGCGGGAGTCGGCCCCTGTTACCGTTCCGAATATCAGCCTTGCTTTTTTCCAGATAATATATAATTTGAAAGTGATAAATAAATATACCAAGCAGCAACAACGGACTTGATAGGCAGAAATTAAATAAAATAGCTAAGCAAGCAAAACCTGAAGGAGACTACACATGTTTGGTCAAATGAAAATCAAGTTCAGCAATTTTTGGAAAATCATAAAGATACTTTGGAATTCGAACATACCAAGCGACAATCTTGACACTGGTGAAATAAATAGTCATCTACAAGAACTTAATAACATGCGTAAAGAATGTGGCCCTGAATATCACAAATGGCTAGAGAATCTTTATAATCACTACGTTCAACAATTCATATCTGACAACAACAGGATTTGGACAACAGGATCAATAATGATCCCATTGTCATTTTCCCCTTTTGCCATATTCCCATCTGCCAACAGCCTACATTTTATATACACAATATTACTTGCCATTGCTTCTATATCGATATATTTTGCATGGCTAGTATTGGCAGACAACCATAAAGCCTTTCAAAATAAATCACTTCATTGGATTATTGCCATACAAAAAACAATAGGCATCAATAAGATAGGAAAAAACAAGATTAATGGCTCTGAATTAACAGACCATATAAACGTTCACAAGATGCGATATCTCTTACTAAAAATGCTACTAGCCGGTTGGTGCATAGCAATATTTTATTCCCTGCCAACAAAACACTAACAATATTTGCAATGCAATGTTTTTTGCTTGATTTTTATAGCAATCAACAAGAGCGAGCGAATGTCTTCGCTCGGCCCCAATAGATTGAAAGGAAGCATCCAAATTATTTAAAGTGATAACAACAGGGGGGCGAGCAATTCACGCCCCCCGTCCTTGCCCTACGCCGCCACCACCTCCGGGGCCGGCCCTTGCCGCCGCTCCTCGCGCTGCCCGGCCAGAACGCAGTTAATTTCCATCATCGCCAGAATCAGGGCCAAATCCTCGTCGATACGCTTGGGATCGCTCATGGTCATGCCCTCCCCTACCCGATCCGCAGCAAGCGCCACACGCTTTGGCAACCCTCCAGGGCGTTGTACACGCTCCGGTAGGCCATGCTGTGAGCCTGTTCGGCATCCTCAAAAAGGCAGGAGATCGGGGCTATGGCCGCGTCGAAGTAGGTGCGCACCTCATGCTTGCGCTTCACGCGGAATGGCCGAGTGGCTTCGTCGTGGATGGTGGCAAGCTCTTTGGCAAAGGCTTCCGAGGCGGCAAAGAGTCGGGCGCGAAGGGAATCCCAATAGGCCGGGCTTTCGGGCAATGCGCGGAACAGGTCGCGGTAATCGTCCAGGGAGGCGCGACGGCGAAGGGCCGGCAGGGCCTTGACCTGTTCGGCCTCCGGCAGCACCTCCGGGAACGCCCCGCGCACCGCCAGCCCCACCAGATACTCCACGGCCTCAGGGAACGATCCGGTCGGAAGTTGGTCGTACTTGGCCACCTTGAACTTGTTGTGCAGGCGCGACCAGAGTTGCGCCCGGACGCGGCCCAGGGCCTCCTTCGGATAGGCCGACGCCTTGGCCGCCACGATGTTTTGAAGCTCTTGCTGCTGGGAAGGGGTGATAGTGGTGAGGGCGGAGCAAGACTGCTGCCGCGAAAGCTCAGCTTCCATCGCGTTGAAGGCTTCAATGTACCGCAGCTTCCAGGTCATCGCCTCCTTGCCGGTGAAACTCATCACGATCAGCGTGAAGCCGTCGCGGGTCATGAGGTAGGCGCGCTCTTGGCGAGTGCCGCCCTTAGGGCCGGGCACAGTGATTGATGTCTCCTCAAAATTGAGGGCACAAAAATTGCTTGGCAGGTCGTGACAGGTCTGGGTGATCGAACGCAGCACGTTATCGTGCCGCTTCTTGAAATGCTCGGCGATGCCGAGGGACGAAGCCCGGGGCTTGCCGTTGACGAGAGACAGGACGGGCATGAGGCCCTGGGAGCCGTTGCCGGCAGAACCTGAATCGGTTAAACTTGCCTGAGCCATGACAACCTCCTAGTAAGGTCGTTTGTGGTTAGGCCTCGGTTCGGTGTTACCAGCACCGGCCGGGGCCGCTTATTTTGCTTCCTGTGACCGCTCCAACTTCTCCTTGACTGCTTCGATTATCCAGTCCCTGAGGGTCTTTCCTCCCTTGAGTGCTGCAATCTTCGCCTCGTGGTGAAGGTCAGCCGGGAACTTCTTAATATTGAAAACCATTTCGCCCATGTGTGCCTCCCTAATTTCTTAGGTAATCCAGATTGCGCGAATTGTCAACTCGGCCCGCGCAAATTTTCCAGGGCGTCAAGAAAAAAAGAAGTCCCACGAAAAGATGGGGGCGATCATTGCTTCCGTCTTATATACGTGTTCTCATAGACCTTGTCTTTCATGAACGCTACATCGTCACTGTCATATCTCTCCATTTTGTTATTAAACATCTCTATGTCTACCTGTTTTCTGCCAATGCAAAAAGCATCCTGGTTCTTCCTGCATATCATAAGCGTATCGAGACTACCTTTCCATTCTTCAGCAAGATTTTGTAAATTTTCAAATTTATCCTGAACAACACGACCTCCTTTGTCCTTAACAAAAAACAGCTTCCCTTTTAACGATGGGTACGCAGATGACAACTCCCCAGATTCTACGACGATTGGCTGAACCTTTTCATCTGAGCTTGAAACATACCTTACCACGACAATTGTTAAAATTATCAACAACAGGAGAAAACACCCCATCCCAGAGGATTTTTTAAGCATCCTTCGCCCACACCCCGGGCAAGCCTCCGCCTTCTCCGACACCTCGCGCCCACAGTCCGGGCATTTGATGAGTGGCATAACGCCCTCCCCTTTCCGGGCTCCGGTACCAGACAACCGTTAGCGGGGGCAAGGACGGGCGCAAAAAAGCCCCCGCGTGGGCAGGGGCTTTGACAATCCTCAAATTGGACCATCAAGTGATGGTCCAGGCGCAGCCATCACATTTTAGGCCGCACGTTTTGAAACAATTTGAATTTGGCTGTCTTTTAATGAAAAAAGAGCGAGCATATTGTCTTGGCCAAGCTTGAAAGCTGCATCGCCAACTGATTCGCGGATGATGCTGTCAACAATGTCTTTGTTCCTAAGATACAACTCCCGCAAAGACTCCTTCTTGGCCCCTATCATAGCGTCCCCCTTCATTTCGTTGCGCCTTGAAAAACGAGCCATCTTCCTTGTATCGAGGTCGATATCCCCGTTTTCCTCTCAATGTCTCTAGCGCTCATTGACGAATGAACAATCCGAAGAAAGTTCATAAGGTTGTCAGATCGTCCGTAGACCTTTACAGTGCCTACTCCTTCACCGAACATTGCAAAAACACCGACCACAACCGCCGCGAAAACGTCCGATCGCTTCTGAATGCCAGAAAAGACATCCTGGCAAAATTCGATTTCCGGCGAAATATAAATATCAATCACCTTGACCCAGATATCTCTTCCTTTCTTTGATTGCACTAATTCGACGATGGCGTGACATTTTCCGTCGCCGACAAGAAAGAAAAAAACGGAAGAATTATACTTTGAATTGAGCGGTCCATAGGCATGAGACGACTCGATGAGGTCAAAAAGTTGTTCGTAATCGAATCGCGAAAGGTCATCTTCATCGCAGACATTTTCAGACAACCATTCTGCCTTGACCTCGGCAAGGCTCGCCTCCGTAATACTTGCGAGATCCATGCCAAAAATATTTCCAGTTTCCATCTAGCCCCTCAGTTCACTCTCTCATTGCCTGAGTCAGACCTAATATACTGCCAAAACGCACTTGGTCAAATTAATTTATTACAAAAGTCCATATCAAACCGAAATGCTTAAAATTTACCTGAAGCAGAACCAAGCCAAAACCCTTGACAAGCTAGTTCTTGATTGCTCAGGCGAGGCCAGAACGGCTAAGCGGTGTCGCTCTGCATGGCCGGTTATCCATTCAATATAATTAATGTTTACTAAACATCGCCATTCCTTTTCAAACCCTTACCATTTTCCGTTTTCCCATTTTCCCACCGACCTAATGGCCCATGTCCGCCCTGGCCGTCATCGTTGGCCTAGCCCCGGCTGGAAGTTTTCGCACCCCAGGGGCGGCGCATGTCCCGCCGGCTTGGCACCCTCCTGCCAAACCAGGGTTGGCCCGAGCCGAGATTGTTTCATCGAAAGGGCGGCGGATGCTCATAGGGGCGGGCAGCATCCAGCGATGGCCGGATACCGCGTTGACATAGAGACCACAGGCGCAAAAGCGAACGTTGACGCTCTCGGGCGGTCCATGGACGCGCTCACGGTCAGCACCCAGCGATCGGCCGAACAGCAGGCGCAACTCAACATTCGTTATGCCCAACAAGACGTCTTAAAGGGAGCCGTCGGGGCAATCGACGCCTACCGCAAGGCCCACGAGGAGCTTGCCAAGGTCCAGGGCCTTTCGCAGCGGGAAATCAAGGCCGTCGGCGACCGTGCCGTTCAGATGGCCGCGCAGATGCGCGAGTCGAGCAATAGCGTCTCCTTGCTCAACCAGTCCCTTGGTTCGCTTGTGACACAGGTTACGGCACTGGCCGGGGCCTATGTCACCCTCCGTGGCGTCACGCAGCTCCTCTCAGAATCCGCCCAGCTTGCCGCCCGCTATGACACCCTGGGGGTTGTGCTCAAGACCGTAGGAGAGAATGCCGGCTATGCGACCGGTTATCTCAACGAGCTCGAGCGGTCCCTGCAGCGTTCCGGGATCTCCATGAACGCCTCGCGCCAGTCCCTCGCGCAAATGGTCCAGGGGCATATGGACTTGGGCAATGCGGCGAAACTCTCCAGGGCCGCACAGGACGCGGCGGTCATCGCCGGCATCAACTCCTCGGAAGCCTTCGGGCGCATGACGACGGCCATCCAGACCGCGCAGCCCGAGATGTTGCGCACCATGGGGATCAACGTCAATTTCGATGTCTCCTACCAGAAGCTGGCTGCGACCCTGCACACCACGACGGAGGCTCTGACCGAGAACGAGAAGATGCAGGCCCGGGCAAACGCCACCATGGAGGCGACCCGGACCATAGCCGGCACCTACGAAGCCGCCATGGGCACGGCCGGCAAGCAGGCACTGTCCCTGCAGCGGTATTGGGAGGACTTCAAGACGACCCTGGGCGAGGGGATGCAGCCAGGGTACGCGGCAACGGTCGAAGGGGCTACGACGGCGGTCAAGGATTTCACAGCCACGGTGAAAGACCCCACCTTTCAGGAGAGCATGAAACAATGGGGGGAGAGTCTCGGGAATGTAGCCAAGGCTATGGCGGAAGTGGCCAAATATGCCGGGCTCAGGTCGGTAATGGGCACCATGGGCGAAGGATCAAAACTATCTGCCCAGGGAAAGATTGATTGGGACACGTTTGTATCGTCATCGTTTTATGAGCGGCAACAGATGGTTGACGCTGCAAAAGCAGGAACTGAAAGAGAAAGAAAAGAATGGCTCATGAACAACTGGGGATATATTCCCAGCGAAAAAAACTACAATACCTCTGGTTCTGTCATTCCAGAAGGCGAGCTCGAACGCCTTTATAACGGCAAACGCACCGAATCCGTCCTGGACCTCCAAAATTTTATGATCCCCTTCCTGGATCGCAACAAGGGGTTCCAGTCCACCACTGGGCAACTTTCCTACGCCACCGACACATGGACAGGTGAGCGGACGAAGCTTGAAAAGGCACGGTCCCTTGCCCAGGAGATCGGCGACAACCAGATGCTGGCTGATGCCGAACGGGGCCTGGCTGAAGCTGACCAGAAGCTGGTCCAGGTCAGAAACCAGCTTCTCAAGGCCGATGACGACGTTCGCCGCGCCATTGAGGGCTTGGGGACCAGCGTCAGGGCGGAGATTGCCGGCCTTTCCGGGGACAAATATGCCTCCGCCGGCCTCAAGGCCCTGCGAGACACCGAAAACGAACTCGCCCAACTACGCGACCGCATTGCCAGCTATAAAGGGGAAGGCAAAGAGACGCTGGAAGCCACAGGGCGTTACTGGATCCAGGAAAAGAGTCGGATTGAGGACGCCCGCCTCGAACTCGACAAATGGAAGGACACCCTCTCCACGGCTGGCGACCTCCTCTCCGACCTCGGCCGCCTGACCGGCTCCCCAGAGGCCTCCTACCAGGGGGCCATGTTCAAGCTCAAGGCTCAGTATCAAGACGACCTCAAGCAAGCCGCGTCCTTGGGTATCAGTCGGGACCTCGTTGATCAGGCCTACACCCTCAAAGCCCGCGAGGCTTGGCAGGCGTCCTACAAGGGGCTCGAAAGCGTCAATGGCACGGCCTTCGACACCCAGCGCGCCGCCTTGGCCCGGGAGGTTGAGGACTTCCGCAAGGCCGGGGCCGACCAGATCGCCCTGCGCGTCTACGCGGCTCAACGCTCCGAAGAGATTGCCCGGCAGGAACTGGAATCCCGGCAGGCTTACGCGACCAGCTTCACGGATTTCCTGCGCGGGCAACTCGTCATCGAGTCCGGCCTGTACCAGGGCGCGCATAGCCGCGAACTGGCCGAATGGGCCGACTACTGGAACGACCTCAAAGGATTCGCCACCGGCTATTTCGACACGCTCAAGTCCGGCTCTGTGGACATTCTGGACGGTTTTTTCGACGGCAAGAAAGCCGAGGACACGCTTAAAAACACCCTGGCCAGCCTTCGGCGCCAGATCATCCAGTTCGGCGTGGACCTCGCCTTTTCGTGGGGCAAGAGCAACCTGTTTAAGCCCATGATGGACCAGATCGCCGGCACGAGCTCGGTGAGCACGGCCCAGAAAACGGTGGAAGGTGCGGCCAGGGGCATTGCGGCACAGGCGACGACGAGCCAGACGAATGAATCCCTCTTGGGTTGGCTCAAGCAGGGTGTGCCGTCGTTTCAGCCCGCTACGTTCGAACAGGCGGTTGCGCCCGTCCATGAGGCCGCCAAAGCCCTGGGATCCATCGCCGGGAAATATGAATCCGGCGGGAACTACGGCCTTGTGTCCTCGGGCGACAAATGGGGCGACCCGGGCGGCGTCAGCTATGGTAAATATCAGCTTTCTTCCGTTCGAGGTTCCCTGAACGAATTCTTGAAGGTGTCCGGATACACTGACCACCCCACCATCAATTCGCAAGAGTTCAAGGACTGGTGGAAGTCCAGGGGCCAGGATTCGGCCTTCCAGCAGGCCCAGGAGTCATTTGCCACAGACAAGTTCTACAAGCCCGTAGCGTCCCACCTGGGAACCATGGGCTACCAGGGCGATGATCCGGGTGTGCGCGAAATGGTCATGGCCATGGCCAACGCCCACGGCGTCGGCGGCGCGAACAAAATTCTTGATAGTTCCCTTGGCGGCATGGACCTGTCCACCCTGGGTCGGGAAGACCTTATCCGGGCGGTCTACGCCGAGCGTATGAAGGGTGCCGGCGACTCGCTGGAATACTGGCGTTCATCGCCGGCCAACGTCCAGGCCAGCGTCAAGCGCCGGCTCGGAAACGAGATGCAGGACGTGCTGCACACCCCAACCGCCGGATACGGCGCCGCAGGCGAAGAGGCGACCCGTTCCGTCGCCTCGGCCGCCTCATCCTATGGCTTGCTCGGGGTGAACTTCGGCCAGCTCGGCGCGCAGTCGATCCTTTCCAAAATCGATACGCGGGGCGGGATCTATTCTGCGCTGACCGGGGACAATACGTCTCTCGCCTGGAATACCTCGAATATCACCCAAGCCAACCCGGCCGTGTCTTCTTTCTGGTCTGCTCCGACTGGCGGCAACGTATGGGATGCCTCCAGCTACACGAGCGCCCTTTCCGGCCTTTCCTCCACGGATGCAACGACAGCCGCCAAGCTGGTTGCCCTCGGTATGAGCCCAAGCGAGGCCGTGACGATGGTTACGGGAAGCTCCGGCGGCTCTTCCACGGCTCAGGCCGTCAACTCGCAGACCGCCCAGCAAGGCACGAATTTCAACGCCTCAGACCTACTCAAGTCAGGCACTAACGGATCATGGGTGGACTCGCTCAACAATTGGGGCCTGGACAATTTGGGTATCGGCAGTGTCCCGAGCTCTGTCGGCGGAGCGGATGCAGGGGCGTTTGCCGGAAAGAACGTTTCCGGCTGGACCGGATCGTCTGGGATCAGCACCGGCCTTGGGACCATCGCATCCGGCGCACTCACTGGCGCGGCGACCGGCTTTGGCATTTCCTCCCTGGTCTACCCCAACGGCACAGGAACCGTTGGTGGCACGCTCGGCGGCCTGGCCGGTGGCGCCATCGGAACGGCGCTGCTCGGGAGCATCGGGGGTCCCATCGGCGGCATCGTCGGCGGCCTGCTTGGCTCAGTCCTGACCGGTTCCGAAACCAAGACGACCGAAAAGACCGGCAGTGGCGTCACCGTCAACATCACGAACGGGAAAATCAGCCAGACCGGCTACGATACCTACCGGACCACCACCAGCGGCATGTTCGGCTCGTCCAGCACCAGCCATTCCAAAGCCTACGACACAGTGGGCGACCCCGAGCTCGAGCGGGCCTTCTCTTCGGCCCTGGAGAGCTACAACAACCAGACATGGCGGGGCCTCACGAACATGGGCCTTTCAACCATTGGCCTGGGCTCCGTATCGTTCCCCTTCGATTTCGACATAGACAGCGAGAACGCCTCCTTTGCGGCCAAGTCAGTGGCCAACTACACGGCGTCCTTGGCCATCCAGGCGTCCGGGCTCCAAGAGGACTTTGATGCCTGCGCCAAATCTGGCGAAGTCTACGTCGACCAGCTCAAACGCATCTCCGAGGCCTACAACACGGGAACCATCGCCGCCTTGGCCGCCGGCACCAGCCTGGAGAAACTGGCCAACTCCACCAGCGTAGTTTTCCAAGGCGACTGGTTCAGCCAAGTCGCGGACCTGCTCGGCGGCAACGATCAGGCCAACAGCGCCTTCTCAACCTATGCCAAATACGGCTTGTCTGCGACCGAGCAGGTCAACAACGCCCTGACCGGCTACGCCACCAAATCCGGGGAGGCCATTGCCCAGATCGGCGACCCGTCGGTCGACATCAACAATTTCTGGGACAAATACAAAGAGGCCATGTCCGCCGGGAACATGAGCGCCGAACAATTTTCGTATTGGGCCAATGCCGCCAGCTACATGGCCAACTTCTCTGACGAGCAGTACACGGCGCTAAGCCTGATGCAGACCATCAACAGCGCCCGTATCGCCCAACTTAAGGCCGAGATCACGGCTGTCCAAAACGTCCGCGTCATGGTGGATGGCCTGAATACTTCTGTTTCCTCGGCCTACTCCACCTACAAGAACATTTACGACACGCTGACCTCGACGCTCCAGTCCATCACCTGGAGTTCCGCCCTTTCTCCGAACACGCCGATTACGACGTTTGACCAGCAGGCGGCCTACTATCAACAGCTTAAAACGAAAGTGTCTGGCGAGGACTCCAGCAGCCTCACGTGGTCAACCGACATCTCCAAGCTGACAAGCTTTTCGCAGACCTATTTGCAGTCTGCCAAGTCGTATTATGGAATGTCAGCGAAGTATTTTGAGATCTACGGCGATGTAACCGGGACGCTGACCAGCCTGCAAAGCAGTACGAAAACCGAACTGGATGTGCTCCAGGAGCAGTTGGTCGCGCAGTACAAGGTGGTCAACCAAAATCAGGCGGAAATTGATCAACTGACCCTGGTCAACACCAACCTTCAGCTTCTGGGCTCCGGCCTGGATGGGCTGGGCTCATCGATCCAGGCAGGGCTGGAAGCCCTAGGCTCGAAGATGTCCTGGACCCCGTCTATCGGTGACGCCCTTTCCGCTGCGATATCCGCGCAGGCCACCACCTTGGCCAGCCTGGGCAGCACGGCCGGCATCGACACCTCGTCGCTTACCAGCTTCGACTGGTCATCACTTTCCACGCTCACCGGCTACGCCACCGGCGGCGATCCAGTGGCCGGCGAATGGGCCTACGTGGGCGAGCAAGGGCCGGAACTGGTGCGGTTTGGCAAGGACGCCAGGGTCTACAACGCCGATGAAACCAAGGCGATTCTGGCGGCCAAAGGCGGGGACAGCAAGGCGACGGCGGCCGCCATGAACCAAAACACCCAGGTGACGGCTTCGGGATTCAATGCCCTGCTCCAGGCATTCCAGACTATGGCTGGCGAATTCAGGTCAATGCGCATCGTCGCCGAGCGCCAAGCGGCCAGGGGAAATTGACCATGGGCGTGTCTGTCTACCTCATGGAACTGACCTACCTGGACCCAGCCACGTTCCAGACAACCACGCTCCGGTTTGCATCCGGCGGCGGTGGTTTCACGACGAGCCCCACCGACACTCCGGCCAACACGTTTTACGAACCCCGGATCAAGGTGCCCAACAACTGGCAGGCGGCAGTCTTCAGGGACGGCCTGACCGGCGGTGGTGCAGACGGCGGCTTCGGAACGGCCCAGCTCGCCAATCATGACGGCTTTTTCGACCAGTTCATGGGCATGGCCTTCGATGGCCAGCCGTTCCGGCTCCTGCATGGCGACATCGATCAACCTTATTCGGCATTTTCCGTGTTGCTGACCGGCACCATGTCGCAACCGGAATTCACCTGGAACTACTGCAACATCAAGGTCCGGGACTACAGCAAATTTTTCGACAAGGCGCTTAGCCAGTACACCTACCTTGGGAACAATGTTGCTGGCCAGGGGGTTGAAGGCACGCCCGACGACCTCATGGGCAAGGCGAAGCCGCTGTGTTTCGGGCGCTGCTACAACCTCACCCCGTCCTGTGTCAGCACATCGGCCATGCTCTTCCAGGTCCACAATGGCCCGATCAAGGCCGTGGACGCTGTCTATGTGGATGCCGCTGTCTGGGCGCTGGACACGAGCCTGGGCGCGGCTGGAGACTTCGCCACCATCGCCGCAATGGTGGCTGCCACCCCAGGGGCTGGCAAATTCGTGACCTGCCTGGCCGCCGGCATGTTCATGATGAGCGGATCCGTCTCCTCGGGCATCACCTGCGACGTGCGCGGCTGCGCCCTGGGTGGCGTTTACGTCAACACCGTGCCCGACATCATCCAGCGGATCGTCCAGAACTACATCCAGCGCAAGCGGACCAACTTGCTTTGGCCCAGCGAAGATCTTGCCAACGCCGCCTGGGTAGCCGCGGGACTGACCAAGGGAGCCGTGATCACCTCTGGCCAGCATGCCGGCATGACACCCCTCATTGAGACAACCGGAGCCGGCACGCACACCTTTTCGATGACGCTCACCCTTGGCACGGGCATGTACTGCTTTTCGATCCCGGTTACCCCGGCCGGTCGGGCCCTTGCCCGACTCAAGCTGGTCAATCCGGCCACGCCGGCAAACAACTGCCTGGTCGACTTCGACCTGACCTCAGGCGAGGTCCTGCTCGTCCAGGCCAACGGCCAGGCCGTGGGACCACAGTATACGGCCACCGGGTTCATCACGGACGGGGGTGTGATCGTCGATAAAAGCGGCGCCCTGCGCATCTGGGTCGCCGGCCAACCGGATCAGTCCTTTTCGCAGATTCAGGCCGTCCTTTCCCTGCTCTCGGGCACCGACGCCAGCTACACCGACTCCTACACCGGAACCGGTGCCGTGGGCCTCTATGTCGGGGCCCCGAGCCTTGGCGCGCAGCTTGAAGCCTACTCCTCCCCTGCCATCTATACCGGCCCGACCACCACCGGCCCGGCGACCGGCTATGACCCGGTCGTCGGGCCGGCGGTCAACACCGCGTCGTTTGCTGCCCTCGAGGCGCTGGACACGGCCAACGCCGAGGTGGGCTACGCCCTAGCCGCCGGCGACACGACCACGGCCGCCGATGTCATGTCCGCCCTGGCCGCGTCTGTGGGGTGCTGGTGGGCCTTTGACCACTACGGGACCATGATTATTGGGCAGCTTTCCAAGCCGGACCCGGCCGCCACGCCAGTTGCGCGTTTCACCTGGGAGGTCGACGGCCTGCCGTCCAATATCATTCAGGACTCTTTTGACCGGTCTGCCCCCTACGACTCCAGCGACGGGACCATCGCCTACCGGATCACCATGCAGTGCATCCGCAACTGGACCACACAACAAAAAAGCGCCGTAGCGTCCTCGCTCTGGACCGGGAACCCGACTCGGGTAGCCTGGGTCGGCAAGCAGTGGCGCGAGATGCGGGCCGAAGACCTCTCTAGCCTGTCGGCCCACCCCCTTGCCTGCGAACTGTCTTTCACCGGCTACTTCACCAATCCGGCTGACGCCCTGGCTGAGTGCAAGCGGCTCTTGGCCTTCTATGGGCAGCACTTGGACCGTTTCACATTCAAGACAAAGTTGGAATGCGCCAAGAGTCTTAACCTCGGCGATGTCGTGTCTCTGGAAATTCCCAGGATGCTCTTGGATGGGGGGAAGAACTGCGTTGTGACCGGCATCACCGAAGTCCATGAGCTCGGGGAAGTGACGTTGGAGGTTATGGGATAATGGCGAATTGCCTGCTTTGCTACCCCAATCATGCGGACGGGGCCATGTTGACCGGCGAAGGATGGTCCGACGCCCTGCCCGTCACGAATCTGCAGACGCGGTTTCTGCGTCAGGTCGCGCGCACTGATTCGGCCACCCTCTTCTCGCCGTATGTCTCATTGCCGGATGGCGACCACGCCAGCGCAGCCATCCATGTCGATTTCGGCCGGGAACGATACCTCACAGCCCTGGCCCTGGTGGCGCACAATTTTAGCCGAGGAGCCCGTGCCCGACTGGTTCTCTGGACGGATTCGACCAGATCAACGGTTAAATACGACTTCGATTGGCAACCCGTCTGGCCACGATGGTTTGACACCATGCAGCTGCGATGGGGTGATGATAATTTTTTCTACGGGCAGGTTCCTGACGAGCAGATCGGAAACGTCAAGAGGATTTATCTCCTGCTATTAAATACAGGCGGTTTTATCGCTAATGCAACAAGCGTGCAATTCTGTAGTATCTATCTCGATGACCCAGAAAACAGCAACGGGCATTTGCAGGTAGGCCGCCTGTTTATGGCCGAAGACTGGTGTCCACAACACAATATGATCTACGGCGCATCACTCGCATGGACAGACCCATCTGTAGTTGATATCGCTCTTGATGGTACAAAATGGCATGGAAAACGAACAAAGCATCGTATTGCAGTCTTTCAGCTAAAATATATGCGGCCGATCGAGGGTGTAAACAAAGCATTGTTGCTGACTCAGCTTGCCGGAATCACCGAAGATGTTCTTTATATTTTTGATCCCGCAGACCAACAGCTTATGCAGCAGCGGTCATTTGTTGGCTGCCTGTCAGAGCTCAGCCCCCTCGAATGGTGGATGTTCGGCCTGACTTCGATGGCCTTCAAAATAGAGGAGTCCGTGTGATGGCTACTATTTTCCCGGGCACTGCCATCTGGAGATTGAAAAATTATTACAATGGTGGAGACTATCATCCGACTTCAAACCCTGGGGGCATGAACAATAACGGCCATTCAATCAACTGGATGCAGTTAATGCTCGATTTGGCAGAGATCGGGTGGTTTGCATCCGACAATGCCACCCTGGCCGCTGCTGCCGCCTCCCAGCAAGAGGCATGGGGGCCGTCGTTTACCACGGCGTCAGGCGGGGTGGCGTACCTTTCCGCGACCTCGTTTGCGGCCGACGGTGACGTGGCCGCCACCATGCCCATCGGCTCGCACGTCGCCGCCGACTGCGGCGAGGATGGGTATCGTCGCGGCATTGTGGCGGGCATCACCGGCACAACCGTGACGGTCTCCCTGTTCGACGGGGAACTGACGCCCAATCTGCGCCGCGTCTACAACGCCGAGACCAACACCATCTATTTGATCGATTATTTGGACTTTGTTGCCGCCCAAAACAGCGTCATGGCATCGCAGGATGCGGCGTTGGCCGCGCAAGTGGATGCGGCTGTTTCGCGAGACGCCGCCGCTGCATCCGAGATTGCGGCGGCAGGAAAAGCGGAAGAGGCCGCGCAGTCTGCCGCATCCATGACCGCCTCGGTGGCGACCTGTACAGCCAAGGCGGACTCTGCCCTGGTCTCCTCCGGCGCGGCGTCCACCTCCGCCATTGCCGCAGCTGCATCGGCCGCGTCCGTGCCCGCTGACGTCGCTGCGTCCGTGGCTTACCTGGAGGCAATCGCCTCGCTGATGGCCGGCGGCTCCGTGGCCGGTGTTCCCGCCCCCATTTTCGCGTGGGCACCGTATCTCACCCCCGTACTGCACCCTCGGGCGGTGTTCTCGCGGGCGTCCATTGAGCCATTCATGGGTTCATCGGGGAGGCTCCGATATGCTCCTGCGGGGAAGCCTGTGTTTGATCGCGATCCGCTGACCGGCGAGTGCCGGGGGATGAATATGCTGTCGGCGGCGCCGTATCTTGGGGCATTAAGCGGCCAGCTAGACAGCCTGCTGGTGCTCAAAACAGCGGATGTGGGCACCGTCGCCAATGCAGCCCTGTCGCCCGCTGGAACTATGACGGCAGACAAACTTGTTGAAAGCACGACGGTCTCCGCGACAAAGGCGGCAGGCCAACCGTTATCTTTTGTATCTGGAAAAACGTACACCACTGTTCTTTGCCTGAAGGCAGCGGAAAGGAGTAAGGCCTCAATATATTTCCCTTCTGCTGCTTTTTGGGCCTCAGTCAACGTCATATTTGACTGTACTGGAAGTGGGATGGCGACAATCATTACGGCAGGAACGGATACCAGGGCGTCCATCACCAAGATGTCCGATGGGTACTATCTTTGCAAGATGTCCTCAACTGCCACGGCCTCCGCTACTGCCTCTATATTCGTGTACTTGTTAAATGATGCCAATGCTGCAACGTATGCCGGGATCGTAGGAAATGGATTATACGTGTGGGGATTTAATGTTTATGAGGGCAATATCCCATATTGGCCCTACCCGGTAGGGCAAGAGGGAACAAGCAGCACGAGCAACAACATAAGCACCGGATCAAAAACTTTTACCATCAGTTTGGACTCTACCGTCCCAGGCCAAGCGATTCCTGCGGGAGTTACTGCAAGGGCCTACCAAACCGGAAACTTCGCTAACTATGTGCAAGGGACAGTCACGTCCCATACTGGGACGACTCTGGTCGTCAATATCGGGGCTATTGGCGGCAGCGGGACGGGCATAAATAGCTGGGTCATCCAGGCAGCCGGAGCCGTCACCCGGGCGGCGGACATCTGCACCGTCCCTCTCTCCAGCCTAATCGGATCGGCCGGAGAGGCGCTATGGACGGGCGTGGAGGGGGCGCTGGTCGTGCAGGCCATTACGGCGCCGGGTAAGCCCATCTACCCTGACCTTCAGATTCTGGTGCAACTGGACGACGGATCGTCCAGCAACAGGGTCATTATTTACCGCAATTCAACCGGACAAGTCCGATGTGCGGTTGCTGTTGCGGACGTCTTCGTCGTGGACATTTCCGTGGGAACGGTCGCCGACTCCACGGAGTTTCGAGTCGCGTTCTCGTTCGTATCCGGCGCTTTCTACGCGGCCTTAAACGGCACAGAATCGGCGAGCAGTGCCTCGGGAACCATTCCAGCAGGGCTGACAACGGAGCGTCTCGGCTGCTCCGTTATCGGCGGATCGCAATGGAATGGCACTATTAAGCTGGTTCACCTGTACAATAGGGCTCCAAGTAATGATAAAGTGCTGGCTCTGTCCGCCATGGGAGTTTCGTAATGCCGCAGTACGACATGTGCCTGAAATGCGCGTCTCTTGATTCCTTGGCCGCTGCTCTCCAGCCGCACGGCCTCGCCACCCCGGACGGGCACCTGATCACAGCCAGCCACGGCCACACGCTGCGATATGTCGGGCGCGTGGAAATGACCCCGGCCGAGGTCGACTCCGAAGGCAACGTGACGACCGAGCCCATCTATTACGATGGAGAGTACGCCATTCTGCAGGCCGCTGCGGCCGTACTGGATCAGATCGCCGCCAGTGTCATGGAGGGCGTGGAGGTTGTTGCCCCGCCGGCGGGCTTGTCGACGTTTGGAAGTTGGCAGGAACGTCCGTTCGGCCCGACGCTGGCCGAACTCAAGGCCGCTCGTATTGTTGAGGCTGCCGCCGCCTGTGAGGCGGCCCTGGCCCCTTATGGCACCCGGTTCTGCCACAGCGAGCGCGACACTTGGACCGAACAGGTGGCGCAAGCGCGAGCACTGCTTGCCGATCCCTCCCTGGAGACGCCCGAAGATGGGGAGCCGGATGCCATCCCCCTCTTGCGGACCATCACAGCGCAGACGGGAGAATCCCTGGCCTCCCTGGCAATGACGATCGATAAAAACAGAGAGGCATGGCTGATTCTCTCAGGGATCGCCATCGGCCAACGCCAAGTCATATGCGACCAGATCAATGCCGCTGAAACACCCGAAGCACTGGCCGCAATCAACACAACCATTTTCGTGCCGTAGGAGATTACAATGCCCTCGTTTCCTTCTACGCAAAACGGCCTCGTGTATCTCGGACCTCACTCCTTTTCTCTGTCCGGCGACTTCACGAATCTTTTCAAACCCAGGCGGGCCATCGCCGTCACGGCCGCCGAGGTCACGCTGTACGGCGTCTACGTCAAAACTGCGGATTTTTCCGGCGCGGTCACCACCGTCATGACGTCGGGCGAAGAACTGCCCCCCAACATGACCGGCATCCAGCTGGGGCAAGACCCGGACAACGCGCCTCGGGGGAGATCACCCATGATGGCCGCTTTGTTCATGTAAGGAGTCATTATGACGACGTTTTACGGAAACGAAGTCCTTCGGAAGATGCCCCTTTCAGGCGGCGCCGGCAACGGTAGGCGCATTTTGGTCGCCGCGACCGCCAGTCCCGGAACCTTGATTCACATCGGGCCCGAAGACCCGGAGCTGGGTGACGAACTGTGGATCGATGCGCACAATACCGGCGACGTGCCGGTAGACCTGACTATCGAGTACGGAGGCACCGATGCGCCGGACGATACCGTGACCGTGACGATTCAGCCCAAGGCGGCTCCGGCCCTGGTCATTCCCGGTGGCGTTTTGGCCGGCGCCGCCGAGCCGCTGGTGGTCCGCGCCTTTGCCTCGGTCGGCAGCACTGTAACCATTGGTGGCTGTGCCCACCGCTACGAGTAGGTTCGCCATGGCCCGCAGTCGCGCGCGAGCCGCGCAATTCGGTGATGCAGCATCGTCATGGGCCTACACGTTGCCCGTAGGGCCGGCGATATTCGGCCTCTACGACTCCATGGGCGACGTAATCATATCCTCGGACACGACCATTGCGGGAGAGGTCAATGGGCCAATGGTGTGCCGACGTTATGGGACGCTCACCCTGGATGCCAAGCTACTCGGTCCGCAGTGCCGGGGCTTTGTCGTGGCCTGCGACCACCTCAACATTCGGGTGGCTGGGGCCGGCATATCCATGGACGGGCAAGGGGCCTTGGGCAGTCCCGCCTGGCCCGACTACGATTTGACCATCCCGGACGCCGTGGCGTTGTCGGGCCGCTACGTGGACCGCTGGGCCTACCTCGCCGCCATCCGCCAGCACGGCTGGTTCATTGGCGACCCAATCTTGATGTCCGACGGCCGTCCCGAGTTGGGCGACGTGCTGGGCACCATCGCGCCCGGGCTCGTCTTGCTGGATGGGAGCGGATGCGGGGTCGGTGGCACCGGTGCTCTCGCGGTGCTTGGCGCGAACATGACGGGGATTTCGCCCCCAGGCGGCAATGGCGCTGTCGGGACGTCCGCACCTGGAGGCGGCGGGGGCGGCGGTGCCACGGCTGAATACGGAAACTATCCGAACGGTTCTGCCGGTGGCCGTGGCGGCCCTGGCCACCCCTGGGGCGGCGGTGACGGGGCTCCGGGGAGTGACGCCTATGGAGCTAATGCGGCCGACGGAAACCCCTACGGGCGGGGCTACACCGCTCCCGGGGGGGCTCTACTCGTGCTCGTCCGGTATTCCATGACCCTGGCGGCCGGATACGTGCTCTCCGCCAATGGCCTGCTTGCCCCATCCTCCTATCACGGCGCACCAGGCGGCGGCTTTGTGGGTATCGCGTGCGGCGGATCGGTGACCATCGCCGGGGCCGCCAGCGGCGTCTCTGACATCGCCGCAACAGCAGCGCACGGCGCGGCCATCACATACGGCGGCACCGGTGGAGACGGGGCTGTGGTGAAGAAAACGTGGTCTGACCTGGGGTGGGCCTAGAGCGCTGACAAGCCGATCATCGCGTCACAAAATTGCCTCCCTCAAAAACGAGGTTCAGCCCCTGGCCGTCCGGGGGCTGTCTTTTTTCGCTCCCCTGGCTACGGGCAAAGGCAGGATTTATTGCGCCCGCACAACCGGCAACTCCTTCCAGACTGTCGTGTATCTTGGCGATCGTTGCACCTGGCGCATGGTCCACGCCCGGTCGATGCCCGTGGCTGCCAGCCTCACCGTCTCGCGTCCCCATTTTGCGTTAACCCTGTCGAGCACGCCCATCAGCGCCTTGCGCCGAGTGCCGTCCGCTTCCGGCGGGGCCAGCAGCGATCCTTGTACCGAGCCGGCCGGCTCAATGCCGAGCAGCATGGCGCCGGCTTTTTTATAGCGATAGCCAGATCTAAAGAGCCGGTCCAGGAGCACAAATCCGGCCCGGAGCAGCTCTCGCGTGTCGGCGGTGGGGATGGCGAGGGTGGCAGTGTCCGAGGCTGAGTATTGCGGCTCGTGGGCAATGAACGTGTTGGTCTGCACGAACACCAGGACTGACGCCGCCACGCCCCGTTGTCCTCGCAGTTTTTCGGCGGCCCGGGACATGTGCCAGCTCATGGCCTCGCGCATGCCTGCCAGCGTGGTCACCGGCTCTCCGAACGATCGTGAGGAAATGATGGTTTTTTTCGGGGCCGGAGCCTGCTCCAGGTGGATGCAGGAAATGCCCTGCAGCTCCAGCAGCGTATGCAGGCCCTGCACGGTCATGCGTTTGCGGACAAAATCGCGCGGCAGCCGGGAGAAATCCAGGGCCGTGCTCACACCGTGCTTTTCGAGCATGGCTGCATAGCGCCGACCGATACCCCACACGTCCCCGATCTGCAAACTCCCCAGCAGTGCGTCCCGGTCGCTCTGGCCGGTCATGTCAAGCACGCCGGCTAGCGACGGGTTCTTCTTGGCCAGCTTGTTGGCTGCCTTGGCCAGGGTCTTGGTCGGACCAAGGCCGATGGAGATTGGAATGCCGGTCCAGCGGCGCACCGTCTCCCGAACCGTTCGGCAATACGCCGTCACATCCTCCTGCAGACCGGTCAGGTCCAGAAATGCTTCGTCGATGGAGTAGATCTCCATCTCCGGCGCGAACCGGGCCAATGTCGCCATGACTCGAGCCGACAGGTCGCCATAGAGTGCGTAATTGGAGGAAAAAACGGCCACGTTGTGGCGTTTAATAAGCCCCTGGCACTGGAAAAGTGGCGTTCCCATCGTGATCCCCAAGGCTTTAGCCTCGGCCGACAAGGCCACGATGCAGCCGTCATTATTGGAGAGGACAACCACGGGCCGATCCGCCAGCGCCGGCTCGAAAACTCTTTCGCACGACGCGTAGAAACTGTTGCAGTCCGCCAGGGCGAACACGCGGGCCAT